TTACACGACTTTCAGTAATTCCAAATTATCCGATTGGGCCGAATTTGGGACGTGACCTCCAAAAATGCTATCAATTTGCTTCGCGTGAGCACTCAAATGACGTGGTGCTAGGTGTGCATACCTCTGTACCATTTCGATTGATTCCCACCCGCCCATTTCCTGTAAAACTGTCAGCGGAACTCCAGCCTGAACAAGCCAGCTTGCCCATGTGTGTCGAAGGTCATGAAAACGGAAGTTATCGATTCCAGCCCTCTTTAATGCAAGCCTCCATGCCGTGTTACCATCAACACGCATCTTCCTGACTTCTGCTGCTTTTGTTCCATCAGACTTAGTGCTGGACTTCTGGTGAACGAATACCCATTTCTTATGATTTCCAACCTGGCCTCGAAGTAACCGGCATGCGGTGTCGTTCAGAGCGACGCCAATTGCCTGACCAGACTTACTTTCCTCTGGATGAATCCATGCAACCTTTCGTTGAAGGTCTACATCTTGCCATTGCAAATCGACAATGTTTGATCTGCGCAAGCCGGTTGCCAGCGCAAACACCACGATAGATTTCAACGGCTCAGAGCATTCGTTTATCAATCGGATAGCCTCATGGGGTTCGAGCCATCTAACCCTTTTCCCTCGCTCTTGCGGTACCTTTATTACCGGCCCTCGCTCAATCCATTTCCAGTCGCGTTCTGCGGCACGCATAATCGCTTTCATTAATGCCAGGTGTTTTGCCTTTGTTGATATGCTAACCGGCACTTCCACAAATGGCTCCACGACATCACCGCGCTTCCTCAGCGAACTTGCTTTCGACTCCCAATTATCCCTATGCTTTCTGTTTGTCATTTTACTGACGGCGGCATAAATTTTTGCTTCGGAAATACTCTTCAGCAAAACACCTTGAAAATGGATGAGCCAGAATCCGATCCGGCCCTTATCCGCATCCAATGATTTTTTATGTGCTTTCTCTTCAAGCCATCGCAAACAAGCATCATCAAATGTCACGTCAGGGAAATCACCCAGGCGGTCTATTCGCCATTGCTCAGATTTTAATCTGTCGTGCAACTCCTGTGCTTGGCGCTTGTCCTCTGTGCCAAGAGACTGTTTAATGCGTTTTCCGTCCGGTGCCGTGAAGTCGGCATACCAAATGGAACCCCTGCGGAAGATTGACATTGTATCTCCTTAGTCGCCCCGCCGCCGATCACGGACACAGTGTGTACCGGATCGCTTAATGCAGCAATACAGGCCTTTCGAGTTAGTAGGTAGGGTGATTGTTGTTTGCTTGGGTCTTTCCGAGTGGCAGCCAGGCGGCCTGATGAAATCCATTTCTTTGCTGTTGATCGCGATACACCAAGGAATTCGCAAGCCTCATCGAATGTGAGACTGTATTTATCCATTTTGGCCTCTTATCTCTTTATCAACCCCATCACCGATCCCACTTAAACTGACCATTCAACACACCGATGGCGAAAAGAAGCCAAGCCAGCTTGTAGCCAAGTGGCTTTAGCTTTTCGTAGTGGCGCAGGATGATAGGGCGGGTGATTGAGTCTTTGTTTATGTTGGCCGGCAGAGCGGCGAGGGTGGTTTTAATTTCGTTGTTACACATTCTGGCGGTAGATTGGAGCGCGTTATGCCTCTCTTCAGGAGTCACGTATCACTCCTTTGGCTTCCGGTAACCGGCATCGTAAATAGCTTCCATTCCCTTTCTATCCCAATCATTTCCAACATCTACGCCTTTGCCGTCAGAAAAATAAATGGATAAAAGGTCATCAACGGTAGTCTTTCTCCGCTCAGCCTCTTCCTCATCAAGAATCTCATTGCATAGGCCCACGCACTCATTGCAGATATTCACCTCAGGTCCGGTAATTATGCGAACTTCGCTTTCAGGCTTTTTGCAGAATGAGCATGAAGGCTCTGGCGCAGCTTCTTTGAATTTCCACTTAGCGAAATCAATTTTCATAGCCATCATCAGTGAACTCCATTCATAGCATCACCCACCACATAGACAATCAGGCAGATAGAGAAGAGAGTGATGATTATCGCCATCAATATCTCTGTTGATAATTTGAGTCGTTTCATGCTGTAACCTCCATATATGCCTCTATGAACACTTTTGCCGCTTCAGCATTGATAGCGTTTCCGTAGGCGCACAATCGTCCCACGCGGTTGGCAATCCCATCAGCCAGCGGGGAAGTTCCGGATTCAACTGGCCGCCATTTCCCATCCCGGCACAAGAGCCAGTCAGCATTTCGCCAGAAGCCGTTAACCGGGCCGGCTGATGGGGTGATAGATGCTCCCGATAACCCACCGAATTCACTACCACGGTAGTTAAGCTTTCCTGCGTCCCTTTTTTCCCGTTGCTCCTGTTCTGATAGCCTAGCCGCGCTTCGTGGGCCATTGGTGTGGGCCACCCCGCCAAGCAAGCGAAGTCCTGAAGATTCGATTGTCGGCCCGCAGCTTTCCTTGCTATCACCTTTTCCCAATCCTGATAGGCGTTCTTCACGTTGCTGGCGTTCGGCGTCGGCCAGCCAGAAATTTCTATCCCTGATGTGCGGGGCACCGACGCTCGCAGACGGGAACGGCGTACTTGCAAAGGAGTAATCCATTCCTTCCATGTCAGTTTGAACAAGGTCGATCCAAGCATCGACAGCTTTGCTTGCAACTTGCTCTCCAAAGACGATTGAAGGACGATGCTGTTCGATGAGCCAGGCAAAAGATGGCCATAGGTGCCGCTCGTCATTAAACCCATCTCCTTTGCCTGACGAGCTGAAAGGTTGGCATGGGCAACTTCCTGTCCAGACTGGCTTATCATCGGGCCATCCTGCTTGTCGCAATGCATATGACCAAACTCCAATTCCGGCGAAGAAGTGGCACTGTGTGAATTCTCGTAAATCATCGGGTCTGACATCTTCAATGCTCCGCTCGTCAACATAGCCCGGTGCGATGTGACCGGCTTTAATAAGGTTTCGCAGCCACTGGGCTGCATAGGGATCAATCTCGTTGTACCAAGCTGTCATGCCGCCTCCATTATATTTCTCACTTTCGCTTTCACTGACTTCACCGTTTTAACTGGCGTTGGCGGGACAACTTGCCGCAGTACCGGTCTCTTTGATTTATCGCCGGTTCGTAGCCGCTGCTTTATTTTCATGTCCCACACATAGGCTTCATTGTGGTCACGGCCGTCATCCGCCGCGCGGCCAACAGTCAGAATTAGTTCGCTGATATCGTCCATTACGCGGCCTCCGCTAACTTGGTTGGAATGCGCCAGCACTTAATCGAATAATTACCGTTTGGCTTTTCAGTGCATTCAGCACCAAAGAATGAATTACTTATTGCGCCGCTCGGATTGGGGAAATCACCATTTCCACGGCCTTTGATAAATGCATTTAATGCTCGGGTGGCAAATTCAACGCAGCCGGGGTCCGGCGCTGAAATAGTTACTCGCATAGGGAATCTCCAGATTTAGTGAAATCCGTTTCTGTGAGTCCGTAGTGGGTGATTAACGCTCTATAAATTTCTTCTCGCCATTTACCCATCCTTCCTGATAATCCGTCTCGCCTTTACTCACACAGACTGCGAGGTGTTCAACGTCTTCCCAGTTCATGTTATTTGCTGCCCAGTCCTCAATGTCGTATGGGCTTCCTGCGAATAACGGACGGGTATCATCTTCAAGGCTTTCTTCAATGCTTACGCCATCATGCTTGGCGTAGTAGATGGCCCTATTCATTGCGATAACTTCGACGGGAACGGCCCACTTGCTGCCGTCAGGCATAGTGATTTCTAAGTGCTGCATAGGTAACCTCTGAATTTAGGCAATAAAAAACCCGCCGTAGCGAGCCATTGGGATGCGAGAATTTCTTACCGATATACTTCTGTGCACATGAGCACAGCGTTGGGCTTGCGCTCTTTAATCAGCGTTGATATTTGCTGGCATTCGGATTGGGTAGGGTAGATGTCTTCGGTAACGGGTAGGGCATCACAGGCATCAAAGCCGCAGGAGCTGACGAGAAGAACAAAGCCGATTAGCATCATTCCTCCGCTGGCTTGGCTGCTGTGACGCTTGGTGTCTTATATAAACACACGGGGCAGCCAGATAATTTCCTGCCGTCTGCTGTATACGTAGCAATTCTTCCCTTATCTGACTTATCAAACTGAACACTTATCGGATACTCTGATCTCCCGTTATTTATTGATACAACATAGCCGTAACCAAATTTATCAACTGAGTCGCATACGCGGTCGCCAACATTAAATCCGATTGATAATTTCAGCTCTGCGAGTTGCTCACGCAGTGATAGCAGTTCAATGAGAAGCATAAGTAACTCGGTGTTGTAGGCGTCACCCTCTGCCATCGCTTCGAGCACCTCAATCTGGTCTGCAAGCCCACCGTCCGGCTTGCGGGTAAATTCCTGCTCAGTTAGCTTGTTCATTGCTCACTCCAATCGTCACACGGCGTAGATTTATATCGACGGGGATTTCACTGCGACCCGTTATTGCCAGCGCAAAATCTTCCGGCGTCATAGATGCGGTTATAGTCCTACCCATGCCAAACTTGAGCACAATCTCAATGCGCTGCTTATCGCCGCCGATACGTGAGATATCAATAACAGCCTCTGTTTTTCCCTTACTCAGCATCTGCATTCCCCTCTGTACGATAGAACCCCAGCTTATTTAGTGCTTTTTCAGCGTTAAATTCGACGGCTTCTTTATCTGTTACACCCAACAGCAATACGACAAACTTTTTTCCTTTTGGTGGTTTAAATCTTGCGGCTATTTCTTGCCCATGAAGGGTAAAAGTATTAGCAAAACTAGCATCACCATCATGTAATTCAACCATCATCTATTACTCCCTTCACACGCCCAATCAGCGCACCCAACAAAATCATGTGGGTTGTATTGCCAGCTTATTTTTCCGCAGTGAGGGCAGTTCCAGCGTGTTTTACCTGACGATTTACGTCGAGCCTGACGCTTTAACCAATCAGGCACTCTCAGCCCCGCAGCCTGAATCATTGTCCGCCGATTAAGCTGGTCGATATTGAAAGTCCGGCGTTTAACGGCATCAGCAGTCACAAATGGTAGCCACACCAGGCTGCTTTCAGTGACGTCCGGCTCAGGGAATACTTTAGCTTTGTTGAAATCATCTGTTGGCATCAGGTCAGACAGCCAATACACGTCATTCCCATTCCACTTGTCTTTGATGAATGCGACATAACCTGCGCAATCTGTCTCGATAGTGTTCTTGCTGGGAATGAGTTGATGATCAACATGCCAAACAGCAGCTGCATCAATTGCATCGGCTGACACTGGCAGGTCAATGTCACGCCCAAAATCCCAACTTTTTTGAGCATCTTCGAGGGTGTAAACATGGGCTTTGCTTATATCAGTGGCGTACCCACTACCCTGATAGCAGTGAAATGCCATGTTGCTGCCTACAGTGTCGCGTAGGCAGGCCATGTAAAATCTATTTTGCATTCGGTTCACCCCTCAGGCTGGCGGCGAATCGACGAGCCATTTCTGAAATTTGACTGTGTGATTCTTTTCCCTGCCAATTATCAGCAAACTCATCAACACCCTGCGCCTTTATCTCGTTAAGCGCCTGAGTGGTGGCTGGGGCATTAAGTGCTGATTCAACCGCAGATTGTGACCGGTCCCAGCCGATGCCATAAATCTCACTTTCACCGCCAGACCGACGAATCTCTTTCCATCCACCAAGCATGTCTCTTGCAGCAACTTTCAGTAGCATGTTCTCAGCAGCGACCGCTCGATAGTTTTTATCTAGTTCGATGTACTCAGCTTTTAACGTTTCATAATCAGTATTTTCAGACATAACTGTTTCCTCAGCAGATTGACTGCCGGTAATGGGTTATAGGGTGATTTTGTTTTTCTTGGCCCAATTAACGAATGACTGAGCGCCACCCGTGAATGTCTTGTTCTTGAGCGTCCAACGTCCGGTTGTCATGTAAAACATCACCGTTCCTACGCTGGTCGTGAACTTAAGAGAGCCATTTGATTGCTCAGCTTCCGTGCTAATCCCTGCATCCTTTAGCTGCTGCCGGTTGCGCGCTGTGCCAGTAAGTTTCCGCTCTTTATCTACCTGCTTGTGCTGGTCGAATACCTCACGCATATCTCCCATGAGAATTCCTTTCAGGTTATTTAATGGGGTGGGGGATTAGGCTGCCGAAAGCAGTCGCAGACATTCTTGACGTCGCGCCAAAAACTCTTCCTGAGTCGAGCAGAACGGGGTAGGGTTGGCTGGCATAAATTCTGGCTTGAGCCGGTATATCGTTCCCTGAGCTGATATCCCTTTAATCTCCCACCGCTCTTCCGTGAGCAAGTGGCGCATATTTCTCACATGCGTCAGGCTGATGTGTATTGATATCGTCTCAAAGCCATCACCCAAACCTTTGTAGAATGAGTCCTTATAATTCAACGTACACCCGCCAGTAGCACCACCAGACAAATAGCGACCGCCACCCACGCTGCCAATTGAACGGTGGAATGAGGTGATATAAGCATCTGGATGGGCGCGGAGGCAGGCCAGTATCTGTTCTGGCTGCATGGTGGTTACCTGTTGGTGTTATTGGTCAGAAGGGAATATCGTCTTCAAAATCCATTGGTGGCTCGTTATTTTGGTGCGCCGCCTGCTGCTGTCCCTGCGCGTGTTGCTGGCCCCATTGCTGCTGATTCTGTTGTGGGCCTGATTGTTGCCGTCCTTGGCTTTGAGTTCCCTGTGAATCACCTTGCTTTCCGCCGAGCATCTGCATCGTGCCGCCGACGTTAACCACCACTTCCGTTGTGTAGCGATCCTGTCCTGATTGGTCTTGCCACTTCCGTGTTTGCAGTGCTCCCTCGATGTAGACCTGCGAACCTTTTCGTAGGTACTCACCTGCCACTTCTGCCAACTTTCCGAATAGCACAATCCGGTGCCACTCAGTTTTTTCCTTTTGCTCGCCTGTAGCTTTATCCCGCCAGCTTTCTGATGTTGCGAGGGTGATGCTGGCTACCGCACCGCCGTTAGGCAGATATCTAACTTCTGGGTCTTGGCCCAAATTTCCGACCAAAATTACTTTGTTTACGCCTCTACTCGCCATTTATGCCGCCTTCTTAGGTTTGAGTTCTGAGCCGCGATGCTTATACACCTCGACGCACTTTTCCTGATGCGAAGCCGAACGAGCTAACGCATTCCATGCTGGCGTATAAATTCCCTTTAGCTCATCCAACGACTGGCAACTGCTTGCTTGTGAAGTGAAGTCAGCAAGTATCTGGTCTGGATTTCGTGGTGATGGGTGATGAATTTCAGCATCAGGATCGGCTGCTGTTTCTTCGGTTGGGATGCAGAACGCCTGAAATGCAGCGTATTTATATGCGATTGACATAGCTTTATTTGTGGCTTTATCTCCGCTATCCATCGCTTCGCCAAAAGTCACAACTGTGTGGATGCTGCCATCTTCAACGCTGACAAAATCAAATTCAGCTCGAACGGTTATATAAAACAATGCACCACCACTTTTACTAACCCGCTCACATGAAGTCCTTTCAGTGCAGCGGGGAAGAATTAGCAATCCATGCTTAACAAGTGCCGGGGCTAGAGCGTTATAAACAGCATCAATCCCCCTAAATGCGTATGTGACTTGACTACCTTGTTTCTTTTCTTTTTTAATGCCTTGTTCAGACAATTCTCCAGCTACAGCACTGATCGCTTTGTAAACTAGCTTGGTTTCCATAAATCACCTTAAAATGGTTGCTCACCCAAGAAGTAGCGTCGATTAATCCACTCCAGACGTGCCAACTTAAGGCACGCATGCATTACCCGCCGCTGTTTTTTTCTTCGGTAATACAGGGCATCCAGAACGTGCTCTTTTCTTTTTGCGATACTTTCCTGCTCTGTGGTTGCGAGGCTCATTTCGACCCCCGATAAAATAGGCTGTATGCGACCTGAAACAGATCATCGTTACCAACGCGGCGAGCATCAACCGCGAGCAATTGAAGTGCTTTTACGATATCCATTAAGGCTCACCTCGCTGGTTAAGTGTTTTGGCAATCCATAGCAGAAGCTCTAAAAGTGGATTGCGTGGTGGTTCATCAGAGCAGCCCACGCAAGGCCACCCTGCACAAGTTAGCTGTTGCATGGGTTAACTCCGGATTGATTAGTAGCTAATGCGGGTATGGGGGATTTCTTCGTCTTTCAGTGCAATCAGGACTTCTATTGCCTGCTCGCGGGTTAAGCTAGTGCGATTGAGAAGAGCGTTTACGATTTCGGTGCCAACAGTTTTGCGATGTGCTTCGTTAGCTGCTCGCGCCGCCGCTTCATCAGCAACACGCTTCTCTTCTGCCAGCCGAGCATCTTCTTTCTGCTTGGCTTCACGTTGAACTCGCTCAGCTTCCTGCTGTGCTTTAAGTTTCTCGGCGGCGATAGCCTCCTGCTTCTCGCGCTCGACACGTTCAGCTAATTCCTTGGCGTCACGTTCGGCTTTGGCTGCGGCATCCTTGGCGGTTTGTTCAGCTCGTTCCTGAGCCAACTTTGCCTCACGTTCGCGCTGCTCTGCGGCTTCAATGTCACGCTTGGCTTTCTCTTCAACTTCGCGTTTCGCCTTCTCTGCTGCCTGTTGAGCTATGAATTCTTCATGGGCCTTGCGCAGGCGTTCAATTTCATCAGCTTTCGCTTTGGCGTCACGGTCGAAAGCGTCATTCATTAGCAGGGCCATCTCATGAGCCACTTCAATTTCTGCCGCTAGCTCTTCAGCTTTCTTCTTGGCTTCTGCTTCCTGCCTTAGCCGTTCCTGTTCGGCTTCCCACTCAGTCAGCGGGCGGCGAGTTTCGTCACGTATTTCATCGCATTCAATGACAAATCGGCGAAGTTCGGCCTCAATGATTTTCGGTTGCTCTTTTAGGTGGCGAAGATACTCACGGCCCGGCTTTTCGATTGCTGTCTTACTGCGTGATGCACTAGCTGCAAGTGACGCTATCCGTGCGCGGCCTTTTGCAGTCGTTACATCTGGAACTTCATTAACTGCCTGACGAATTTGGTTGAGGTATTTATCAAGGCCGTTCGTGACGTACAGTGTCGGGTAGGATTCAGGCTTAATGTCGATTACCACCAAGCCGGTGTTTTCGTCTGCCATGCTCATTTCCTTGTGTTTAGCCCACAGCAAAACACCGACGATGATGTCAGGCTTACTCTGGGGATTGGTGGGGGTGGGGAGTTACTCGGTTTCTTCTTCGTTAGTTGGTTCTACTACCTGACAATTTATAGCGCCGCATTCTTGGCACTCAGTGTGAGTTAGTGCTGAGAATGGGCCTTTCCAGATAACAGGGCCGCCACAATATTGACATTGCATATCTCACCCTCTCGCCTTAATCATTGCGTCTGCCACCGCTCTAGAGTGACTGACGACCCAGTCAACATGGAGCTGGACTAAGTCGTCTATTAATGACGGATTAGATATGATTGCCGCCATCGCTTTAGCTGAAAAGTAATCGTGCAGTGTCATGCCCTCCGATTCGTAAAGAGCCGAACCCTCACCCGGAACGAACGGAAACGCTGGGCCGCCTGTTTTAATTTCACCTGTCATACATCACCTCATCTAGTGGTCTTATTGCTGCCACCAATAAAGGTAAGTGGCAGGGGTAAGGTCACTGGGGGTTACTGTTTGATTTCAAGAGCTGGCTGATTGTTTTGCTTTGCAGTCTGGATAATCATCTCAGCAAATTTATCTGATACGTTTTTTCGAATCCCTGCGTTGACCGCATTGGCGATAGCATCGTCGATATCTTTTTGTATTGGTTTAATTTTCGCCTGAACTAACTCTTCCATCCGCTTACCCATTAAGTACTTAACTAGCGGCATTGCGTCGTAATCGCTACTAAAATTGCCTCTTGAATCGACTTTTTTCTCAAGAGTTTTGTCAAAGCTGCGTTTAATAAGGTCTGTAATAGTCAGGCAGTCCTGCACATCACCCCACTTATCAGTAACTGTGACTTCTTTCTCCAGCCAATCATCTGCAAATTTAATGGCTTTCTGCTCAATGGCTTCTTTCGCTACTGAAATTGATTCGTTGATTGCCTGATTAATCTGCGCAGAGGCTTCTTTTTCCACTTTAGCCAAGCAATCGCGTGAAATAGCATTTTTAACGCCGCTGATAATTTCTTGCTTAACTTCTGCGTCTAAGTCGCCATCTTCGCCAAGCCATTCAAGTTCTACAGATATGTTCAATTTCATCATTCATTCCTCATTTACCCGCCAATAAAAAAGGCCGCGTTATGCGACCTTGTTAATCTTCTTTTGTGGTTACGATTTCTATATCGTCCGGTACCTGAATGGTAAGCAGTGTGCTATACCCATGTTCGTAAACTGAGTAGCTAACAGGCCAATCAGGTATCGCCACACCTTCGCCTACCGGAGCAATCCCAACGCTCCACAGTCCACTATCCAGATATTGACCAATGACCAACACCTCGCCCTCGGAGGATTTCAGGTGATACTTGCCAACGTCATCGAAGCAGCCTATTTCTTCACGAATATCTCCTTCGCACTCAAACAGGTCATCACTTTCACCATAAAAACGTAACTCTTTCATCTCTTCCCCCTTAACTATGTGGTGGGCTTCTTTGCGAACGTTAATCTGCGAGTCCAGAAATATCGATTCCCATCATTTTCAAAGCAGTGGCTGGGTCTAGCTGGAGAATATCCCACCCCAGCTTTGAACGAATCTCACCAGATTCAACACGGTCAATGTTCACCATAAAATCAGCAAACTTCTCGCGGTACACTTCTTCTGTTTCGTTTTCTAACGGCTGGCGGAAATTTCGCATTTTGGCGCGACGCTTCAGACTTTCTAAATTAGGGAATGACATTGGCATGGTATTTACCTCGCTGTTAATGATTCTGACTTACGGAAGCCTGCTGCAAACTTAGCTACTTCAGGCAAACATATGTTGTCCGCGCTGGGCCGCACTGTGCTGCGAACTTGAATAGGCATCGTTGCCTTGTATACCCGAGCTGTGCAGCCTGTAAGAGCTATAGCAATGCTCTTCTCTAACCGACCCTCTGCTGCACATTTAGCTCTGTAACGAGCGGTGCGTCGTTCTCTAGAATTCATGGCGTGTCTCCGGTGATTGGCTTTGGTGATGTGGTGGACAGTGACGATCTCTGTCTGGGCTGTGACTGCATTTACAGCCATCAGCCTCTACAGCAAGATTTTCACCACATCCCAAAGCCAACTTCTCTTTGGTGCCCTCGTATCAGGGCAATCTAATTGTTAAAGAGCGTGATATCCGTTTCGTACTGCTCCGGCGTCCTGCCGTGTTGATGGGCTTAATTTAATACTATGGTTGTATTGGTGTCAACAACTATGGTTGTAATTAAGTTGTAATTGGTTTTATTTGGTTGTTTTTAAAGTGAATTTAATTAAAAAATAATTCAGGCGTGACCCTTCGCACCGGCTAACAGGCGTGAAAAGTGTGCTAAATTGGTCGAAATTCAGACGGAGGTGGGTATGTACACAGAAGATGCAGACGCGCTATATAACGAAATGTGCAGAGTGATAGGGGATGCGGTGCTTATTTTGGCTGAGGCTAACTATGAGACGAAGAGGGTAGTGATAGCTGATGCGCTTAGAACGGCACTGGCGAGTAATCACGAACGGCCGGAGCAGATGAAGACAGCAATGGAGTTGGCGATAAAGCTATTAGAGCAGTGAGATTGTCAGATTACAGGCACAAAAAACCCGGCAGCGGGGCCGGGTTAAGTAATGCTAAAGGCAGCCGACTACATACTTTACATCAGATTCAAGGGACTGAATTTGAGCTTTGTTAGCTTGTGTTGCCATGCCATATATTGTGTAGCTTTTATGCTGTAATTTACTAAGCGGACAGCCTTCATGGTTGATGATCGCGGCTAATGTATTGCCATCTTTTACATTTTTAACTCTTTCTTCAAGATCCACGTCAGTGAAGAGATTTGAGTGAGTTTTTAATAAATCATCTGTAATTCTACGAATTTCTTCAGCGTGAGATTTAAACGCCTTAGCTGCATCACTTTCATTCGTACGAGATCTGTTCTGTACGAACACATGTAGTTTTGGCAGTTCTATCTTGTTTTGCTTAGACTCTTTGTTGAAGTCTAGGAACATCTCATCTTGCTCGGAATTATCTATTGAAACCCCAAAAATAAGTTTTACAAGGTTTTTTATTCCTCGAATAGAAGCGGCATCGGCTGTGCATGGGATTATTATTCTGTTTGATGCAACAACCCCAAGCTCGGTATAGCTTGCAAAACTCGGGTTACAGTCAATGAAAAAAGTTTTTGGCCTATTTGGCATGCTTTTGTCTGCTTCAAAAGACTCAATAAGATCAACAAGTAAATATCGACTTTTTTTCCAGGCTTCTTTTACTGGCGAAGAACCAATGTGAGAAATCAATCTAGAACAAATATCTAGGTCTACATCCCCCGGCAGGAGATACAGATTTTCAGGCATCTTTAGGTTAACTTGATTGACCCTTACAAAGTAAGAGGATTCATTCCCCATACGACTTAAAGGTGATGTGCTAAATCTTTCTTTAATGTATCCCGCGATAGTAGTGTTCCTGTCGCGTAGCGCATTCAAATTCTCTTCACCAACACCATTACCGCCTAATATAATTTCAGATACATTTGACTGAGGGCAGGCATCAATCACAACGACATCTTCTTCAGGGTGAGAAATAGCATATTCAACAGCAAGGTTGTATGTAAGGAATGTTTTCCCAACACCACCTTTGTTGTTCCAAACTAGATATTTCTTATTGATTCCAGCCATTTGCGCCTGCTCATCTGTATCTGAATTTATATAATCTTCCATTATCATATCCTATTAAGCTGTGTCTATAAAATTATTCAAGCTGATAAGTAGAGATAATGGGCGGTAATTATCTATTTATCAGTAGGGAAAGCGTTAATCACTTGTCAATTTTTTATTCAGGTCGTTTGGATATCTGAGTTTTTTAAAACAATCTTTACCCACCCCTCTATGGGCTAGCAGTGGGTTAGCTACCAAGCCATTACTGACCAGTTGATGACTCGACCGATTATTTCAACCGAGCCAAGATCAGCTTCTTCATCAGGGAACTCATCTTTGTTGTAACTTCTAATGCTTAGCTTGTTGCCAGGTAATCGATAGAGGATTTTTAAGCGACAAAGTCCATCCTGACAAATGCCATAAATGCCTCCATCAACAATCTTTTTATTTCCAGTATCAATTGTTACCGTTGTCTTTTCTGGCATGACAGGAAGCATGCTGTTGCCATGTATAGGGAACGAAACTACGTTTTCTTTTTGAGCCCCATAGCGACGCAACGTCGCCTTTGAAAATCGCAAAAGAAAAGCATTGTGGTCATCGCCATTTTCTTTCCCATGCCCAGCAGCAAGCTCTATATCTTTATAAAACCTAATGTAAACCTCGTCATCTGGTAGAGGGGTATCGCTATCCCACGCATCAACACTTCCCCATTCAGATTCAGGGGGGATAGAAGAGTCAGATCTATCTGGCTTTACGTTGCTACCTAAATTATTTGCTTCGCCAGATAACCACTGAGGATCTACATTCAGTGCATTAGCCAGCGCAACGAGGTAGCCAGTCTTTTCGACCTTGCCCGCTTCAATCTTCTGAATCGCCGCCTGCGTAACGCCAGCACGCTCACCAAGCTGTACTTGAGTTAGTTTTGCGGCCTTCCTCGCCTTCTTCAATCGTTCTGCTAGTTCCATTTTCATCTCGCGAAAATACAACCGTAGTAATCACTCGTCAAACAACCATTTGCTTGCAATAAAACAACTATGGTTATATATTTATCTCTAATTACAACGGAGGTAGTTTTATGAACCAAATTATTAAAACCGCTATCGCCATTGTTGGTACTCAAAAGGAACTAGCAAGAGCGTGCGGCGTAAGCCAATCAGCCGTCCAGAAGTGGCTGCACAACAAGGCAAAAGTAGCGCCTGAAAATGTTGATGCATTAGTTAAAGCAACTGGTGGTGCTATTGAGGACTATCAGATTCGACCTGACTTGCCACACCTGTTTAAACACCCAGAACAAGCAGCTTAAGCACTACCGCTCTTTAACACCACTGACCGCCCTGACTCGAGGGCACCACTACCAAAGTGACAAGCTCACAGCTTTGTCACGTAACAACATCTAACAAGGGAAGAGTACGCAATGGAACGTGCAAGTAACAGCAAGAGAATTATGGAAGTTGAATCTGAGCTACGAAGCCGAATGGCTATCAAGGGCCAGAGCAAGTTTGCGCGGGAGGCTGGCTGGGCCGAATCAAAGGTAAGCCGGTTAAACGTACATGACATGGCAGTGACGTTTGTTCTTCTGGAGAAGATATGGGAGACGAGCGTGATAAGGGAAATCGCAAGGCAGGCTGTGATTGCGGTGACCGGAAAGCAAAAAGCCCCTGCGCGAACAGAGGCTTCAGAACAATTCACTATGAACTTTTAACTGGATCAATTCACAGGAGTAATTATGAACGAGAAGCCAATACTTTTCAATGCTGAGATGGTCAACGCTATTCTCAGTGGCCGCAAGACGCAGACGCGCCGGATTATGAAGGTTCAGCCCGAAAATACACACCTAGGACTTCGCCGCATTATTGAGTCAAAGAATAGTAGCGAAAACGGGAAATATTTTTGGTCTCAGTCTGATGCGTGCGGAACGAAACCTCGCTCAAAAACTTTCTCATGCCCACTTGGGCATCCCGGCGATCAGTTATGGGTTCGCGAGACATTTTCTCTTCTTGGTAACGAGGATGGTGTTTGTGTCGATTGGCAAGACAACATGGTCAAAAGTGATGAGCAAGCGGCCGCCCGCATATACAAGGCTAGCTGCGAACAAAAGCATGGTGATTACGGGCTGTATTCAATCCCTGATTCAGCCTATTGGAAGCCTGACACTACAAACATGAAGTATGAGGGGTCATGGCGTCCATCCATCCACATGCCGCGCTGGGCTTCTCGCATCAACTTGCTAATCACCGGCGTTCGTGTTGAGCGGTTGCAGGATATCAGTGAGCAGGATGCTAGGGCTGAAGGATGCGCGTACGGGAAAGGGAATGGTGAAATTGATTTGGCTGTGAGGCCAGAGAATCACTTCCCTACTTTGTGGGCATCTATCTACGGCGCTGAAAGCTGGCAGGCTAACCCATGGGTATGGGTAATTAATTTTGAGCGCATGGAGGCCAAATGAATACAGCGGAAATCTTATTATTTCCCGAGCAAATACCAAGGGAACTCAGGAGCAACAGGATGGAGAACCAGAAGCTTGGTTATGTCCCGTTGTACCGAAGCATCAAGAAGAAACCTTGGGCCAAAGACGTTTTCCTGAGGACTCTCTGGGAGGACCTGCTATTTGGTGCTCAAAGAAAGCCCCGCACGGTTAATTTCAAAGGTAACCAATGGAATCTTCAAGCCGGTCAACTGGTCACGACAGCGGCTGATTTAGGGCTATCTCTGTGCGATAGAGAAGGTAAGCCAACAAGCCGTGATGCGGTGGGCAGGATGCTCTCCTTTTTTGTCAAAGAAGGGATGATTGCAACGGGTGGTGAGAAGCGAAAAGGGACGGTAATCACCATCCTAAATTACGCTGAATATGCCGAAAAAATAGACAATTTACCCGCACATAACGCCGCACTTAAGCCCGCACATGGTGAAGCCAGTAACGGCGCGGCTTTAGAGGGTAGTGCCGCACATAATGCCGCACTTAAACCCGCACATCATGAACAAGAAGGTAATAACAAGAATATAAATACTAACCCCCTTAATCCCCCAAAGGGGAAAGTTAAAGGGTTCGATCCTCTTGAGGTTGAAATCCCTGAATGGCTTAGCAGGCAATCTTGGATTGAGTGGGTTAGCTACCGGTCACAATCGAAGAAACCAATCAAGTCGATGCTCACCGTTACCAAAGCGTTCAACCTCCTGAAAGAATGTTTTGACGAGGGGCACGACCCATCAGCCGTAATCGACGCCAGCATAGCCAACAGCTACCAAGGCCTATTCAAACCGAAGTATCCAATCAGCCAGCAGACTCAAGTCGTAAATAACCAGACTCACTGGAACGACAAAGAGGCATGGGAGAATGAGTTCATATGAGCAACTTAACTCGCATTATCGATAGTCGTGACGGTTCTGCGCTGGCCCGCATGGTTGGATCTGCGCCAGAAGCCGTGAAGATGGTGAATCCAGAAGCTGAAAAGATGGTGGATGCACTATTCAAAAACTTGAAGCAGGTATTCCCAGCCGCCGTATCAACCACGTTTCGCAACCCCGCTGATGAAGTGGCTGCCAAGCGTCAGTGGATCGCCGCCTTTGCTGAAAATGGTATTCGCAGTCGTGAGCAGTTATCCGCTGGTATGCAACATGCCCGAGCCAGTGAATCCCCGTTCTGGCCGTCACCTGGTCAATTCATTGCATGGTGCAAGCAGGGTGCCACCCGCGCCGCTGGACTGCCTGACGCTGATGAGCTTTACGACATGGTGATGGACTATGCCAAGCGTCGTGACATGTTCAGCAGTGCCGAAGCATTCCCTTGGCCCAGCAATCCGGCTTACTGGATGGTCACAAAGCTTTATTCACAGCAGCGAGTGCAGGGGTTATCTGAGCAGGACTTACGGAAACGTTGTGGCAAAGAGTTGGCTGACATGTCGAAGCGTATCGAGGCTGGAGAACCAATCCCCGCACCGGTAGTGCAAATCCCTAAACTTCACATACCGGTTAGTAACGAGAAGGCACTGGATCACATTGCTGAACTGCGAGCCAAGCTGAACATGACGAGGAAATCATGAACGCCTTGGGCCAATACATCAAGCATCAGATAGAGCAGCAAGAACGCCATGAGCAAGCCCTCCGCATTAAATTCCTAAGCAAGTTACCTGAAAACACCTTTCAAGCAATTTACGAAGAGTGCTTTGGCGCTGATGAAATCGATGATTGTTCAGGTGCAAGGTACAACGGAATTTACTACAGCGAGTGGGATATCTATTTCGCATCACATGAGCGTGACAGTTACGCGGAAGTGCTGCTGTAAATCAATTCGAGGAAATCATGATGGAAAAGACAATAAAACAACTGCAAGACGAAAACGAATTTCTCCGCAAAAGAATCAAAGAGATTGATTTGATTTTCGGGAAGAACCTTTTAGTTATGCAAGCAGCTTGCATTGAGGCAGAGCATGGAAAGGGCGACAAGGTTGCAATGTCATGGATATTTAACACGCTACTTGGCCCCGGTGAATTTGCGCCTGACGAAGAGAAAGATGCTCAAGCTTACTTCGACCGTGAATTTAAAATTATCGATAAAGAACTCAGTGATGTTTACGACTGGCTCCATGAGCGCAGGAAGCGGGAAGAAGCAAAGGTGAAATCATGATGGACATAACTAAATCGCGGGAAGAGTCACGAAAACAATTTGAATACGAGGCCGGGAAAACTCTCTGTCTTCCAACCTCAATCATTGAGTTAGCTCGAAAAGGCGATGGCTACGACCACGCATTCGACGGCATGAACATTATGCACCCGTTAAATGGTTGGTGGCATTGGTGGCAGGCTAGCCGTGAAAGCATCGAGGTGGAGCTGCCGCCTAGAAAATCAGCAGATATAGATTCAGAAAAATACCCCGACATGACTATGTACGAAGCGATGATGAGAGAGGGTATTTATAACGATTGTATTTTTGAATGCGAGAAAATCCTCCGCACTGCCGGCATTCGAATCAAGGGAGAGAGTGAATGAGTAGGTTCATCGCAGTAATTCATGGCTGGCATGTACATAGCAACGGTTTCACGGTTCACGAAATCGAGGCGCAAGACATAACGCAAGCCGCCAAAGAAGCAGCCTATCTGAAAGACCAGCGCCAGCGTCCATTCGATGAATGTGCGGTCAAGGTTATCCAAATTTCAGATAGTGAATTTATACAGAAACCCGCGCGACTGTCTTGGCGTGAAAGAATTACGGGAGTGGTAAAACCATGAAAGAATTAGATAGTTTCACTGTAGAGAGACTGGAAGAAATAACTGAGTTGAAAGCACTATCATTCCCACCATCACATGCTGAAAGTGCAGCGCTAGCCCGAATCGCGTTAGCTGCAAAGAGGGCTGAGCCTGTAAACCTTGAATCCGCAATAGAAAAATTCAAGGAGTACAACATTGGCTTTCCAGTTGAAAAACTCAAAGCTGACTTTGTTATTTCATGGTGCCTAAATAATCTCACCCCACAGTTGAACTCTCCGGAGATACCGGATGGTTGGAAGCTGGCCCCCATTAATCCAACAGCGGCAATGATGGCAGCGGCAATGGAATGCGATGATGTGGTCTACGACTTGGACAACGATACTATTTTCTGCGTTCAATTCGATAATATTTATGCAGCCATGCTCGCCTCCGCGCCGGAGAAGCCACTATGACCACTAAGCCGACCGATGAAGAAATTCTGAATGCAATAACTAAGTTTGGTTGCAGGATGGAAGTTACGTACGTCATTGCAAATAGACTCCGGCTAGATGGTTTCAATGGCTTAGATACCAGCTTTGTACGCCGAAGATTGGAGAGGATGGAAAAAGCCGGCAACGTAAAACGAGTCCAATCATGCTACGCCAAAATGATTTGCTGGGAGGTAATCACTCACGCTCCGGAGAAAGAAAATGGATAAACAGAAGTATTTACTTCTAAACGAAAGCATCAGAAATAACGCAATAGCAGCCATCAGAAACACTCCGCTCGATTTCAAATCCCCCCGAGAAGTAATTATCCAGGAACCCAAGCGAAGCCTTCCACAGAATAACAAAATGTGGCCGCTGCTTACTGACATTGCCGAGCAAGTTTTCTGGCATGGCGTGAAGTACAGCAAAGAGGACTGGAAGGATTTAATCACTGATCTTGTAGCAGAAACCAAGAAGCAGGAACGCAGGCAGGCACCGGGCATTACGGGTGGCTATGTCCGCTTTGGTCATCGCACAAGCCAGATGAGAAAGAGCGAGATGGTAGAAATTATCGAGGCTGCTTACTGGTTCGGCACTGAGCATAACGTGAAGTTTAGCGATGATGCCAAGCGAGATGTGGAGTGGGCCAACAGGTTCGGTGACAAGGGGAAGGTGGCAGCATGAAGTTATCGAAAAAACAGCGAGCAGAGCTGCGGGAAATGTTCGGCGGGAAGTGCGCTTACTGCGGTTGTGAACTCACTGATAAATTCCATGCCGATCATATTCAACCAGTTATACGAACTGGCGGGGTGATGATTTATCAGGACAGAGACAATATTGAAAATATGGTTCCGTCATGCCACCCATGCAATTTACACAAGCATTGCAATAGCTTGGAAGATTACCGAAGAATTATTGATGACGGCCGCAGAGAGTTTTTACGCTCAGGGAAGGGTAAGGCACTCGTCAGAATGGGGCTTGTTGATATGAAGCCTGACTCGGTTATTTTCTGGTTTGAAAAATGGCGAGAGGAAAGTTCATGCGACAAAGGCAAAGCAGCATAGTTGCAGTAATGGAAAACTCAATCTTCAAAGTATCCCACCGAACCAAGCCAACCAAGCCAATCCCCGCCAGCGAAATACCCACATATGACGCCATCTATCCGTTATTAGCTAAACGCTGGCTAAGACTCAGGAGTAGAAAGAATGCTTGAACTACAGCGATCCGTCTGCGCGTTCTGCCGCGCCACACTGAAGCCTGATGAAGTTTATTCCTGCGACCAATGCGAACGTGAAAACGCTTCGAGAGAAATGCTGGAGGAAGATGATGGTGATTGAAATTATTGCAGTTACTGCGCTGGGGATTTCCCTTATTCCGGCCGGACTACTCTCATACATCTGGTGGAGGATTATCCGTGGCTAATTTACGCAAAGAGGCTAGAGGCCGCGAGTGCCAAGTTAGGCTGCCTGGTATCTGTAACGGTAATAACGAAACTGTGGTGCTGGCCCACTACCGGCTATCGGGAATATGCGGTACCGGAATCAAGCCACCTGACCTTTTCGGCGCATGGTGCTGCTCTGCGTGTCATGACGAAATAGACCGTCGCACACACATCATGGATGTCGAGAGTGCGCACTTGGCTCACCTAGAGGGAATGGTGAGAACGCAGGCAATTCTACTGTCGGAGAATAAGGTGAAGATATGACCGAATATCACATAACTCCCATACCCAAACCAAGGATGACACAGAGTGATAAATGGAAGAAAAGACCACCAGTTCTACGGTACCGAGCATTCTGCGATGAAGTAAGGCTAAATCGAATATCCCTCCCTGAATCACATTACCACGTAACTTTCGTAATCCCGATGCCACCAAGTTGGAGCAAAAAGAAGCGCTCCGAAATGGACGGCAAGCCACACCAAACCAAACCAGATAAAGACAACCTCGAAAAGGCGCTGCTTGACGCCATTTTTGAAGACGACTGTCGTATTTGGGATGGTCGGGTAACAAAATTGTGGGGCGAAATTGGGAAGATAATCATTCAGGAGATGGCAGCATGAGCAAAATTACCTACCCATGTGAGACAGGTGCGATTTTTCAGGATGTAATTTTCGTTATTAACCCACGGAATTCATCTGAATTGCTCGGCGAAGCTGATAGGGCGGCTGAATTCTTTCTGAGTTACTTCCCATACGCAACTCTGGAAAATATCCGTGAAGAAATCGTATATAGCTTCGGCGGTCTATATCTGAACGACTTCCAGTTAATTCGGGAGGCAGTATGAATGTAACTCAGTTAAAACTCACCAAAGAGCAGCACGACTGGATTAATGGCTGGCTTGAACTGTGGGGTGCATGGGTTTACTCAGGGAGATTAGAGAAGCGCATGAGCAGCATTATAGCTCAGTACATGGCGACAGTAGAACCACAGAAATATCCAGATAGGCCGATGTGTAATGACGATGACGGAATGTTGATTTCTCAGGTCGTAGATTCTGTCATGTACATTGATGCAAAGGCCTTCGGGATATTGATGAGCTACTACGTGAACAATTCAACTGAATACGCAATATCAGTCTACAGCTACAAGAGTGCAAATCCCCGCAAGATAACCACGCGTGGAGGCAATCGATTTAAGCGCCCATCTCTCTCAACCTGCCGCAGAGAAGTTAAAGAAATATTGGAGGCCAGTGTCTTTATGATTTACCAACCGCTGCTATCTGCGATGAACAACCGCAAACGTGTAGGTAAAATCCAGAAAGTTGCATAGAAACTGTTGACACTTTTGAACAAATGAGCAATGATAAGTAGGTAAGGTGCCGTATCTGTCTTAAGTCGGTGCCGCAAGCGCAAAGAAGCCTCGGTTAATCGCCGGGGCTTTTGCATTCTACATTCGCATGGGTACTGGATTGGTTAATCCAATCGTTGTGAAACAGTATCCAGCCGAATGCGTTAAGCTATTTCACTTATGCGTTAAGTAACTCCACGCACAACCATATCGAGCAAGTCCTCGGCATGTTGCCCTCATTGGCGAGGGTATCATTCATTAACTACATGAAAACATTAACGTACGATTTTTAAGGCTGCCAATTTGGTGGCCTTTTTTATTTCTGGAGCCAGAACAATGAAAACTTATATCGCTGGCCCCATGACTGGCTTGCCTAATTTCAATCGCTCTGCATTCAATGCGGCAGCCAAAGAGATATCGGCATCTGGTCACGTCCCGCTGAATCCAGCAATTCTCCCTGACGGATTATCTCAGCCTGACTACATGTGCATTTGCATGGCAATGCTTCAACGAGCTGATGCTATTTACATGCTTGATGGTTGGCAATCTAGTGCGGGTGCTCGGGCTGAATATGCTTTGGCTGAAAAGCTAGATATTGAGATTTTATTCCAAGACATGAGCATTGCGCAGATGTTAACGCGTAACGCCTCGTTTAAATAATTTAGCCCGCCGCCAGCGCCAATCACCCTCAAACAAAAAACGTATCACCGCGCACCGCAATGCGCACATAACCACGTCGACCCCAACCCTTTGGAATGAGCCTTTGAGGAGTCAGTTAGTGCTGGCGAGCCTCGACGGGCTGATTTCCTATGCGGCAAAGGTTCATTTCAAAGTAAAGGTAAAACGCATGAATCAAGTTCATATTAACTTTAATGATTACTTTATTTATAACTCCATAGACGGAAGTCTTAGGTGGAAAGTTAGGCGTGGTGGCGTTGTTCCTGGAAGTTCTGCGGGGAGCGCTCATCGTAGTGGTTACTTGCGTGTAGGTCTAAGTGGAAAAACATACACAGTGCACAGGATTATTTGGGAAATGCATAACGGCCCAATACCGGAAGGAATGCAGATTGACCATATCGACCACAATCGTGTGAATAATAGGCTAGAGAATCTACGTATTGTAACCCCCTCACAAAATAGCAAGAACCGCACTCTTCAGGCTAACAATTCTAGAGGCGTTTGTGGAGTTGTTTGGGATAAATCCAAGCGTAAGTGGTACTCGCAGATAATGATTAATAAGAAGCAGATAAACCTCGGTAGATTTAATGATATTGATGAAGCAATTTCAGCAAGAAAGGCTGCAGAAGTTGCGCTTGGATTTCACGTTAATCACGGTAAAGATAAAAAGCCAAACCCATTCATGGGTGCTGCATAAATGACGGACGCTCTCATTTAAACATTCCAATAATTTATCCCACAGCCTAAACAGCCAATCTTCAAAACGCCCTCATCTATTAAAGGATGGCTGCGGCTGTGGGGTATTCCCTACACAACAGCATACGAACCCGACATACGCCGGGATTAATTTCCCCAATGGGGAGGCAGGATATGAAAATGCACAACTCCCCAGATGTATGGACGCTGATAGTGACGTGGGTAGCAGAGCACAGAGGTGAATTACTGAGTGCCTTGGTTGCTGCGATTATGGCTTTGCTGCGCGGCTGGTATGCGGGCGGCGGGCGGACACAACGAATGCTTGATGCTGCGATGTGCTCAATCATTGCTTGGTTCCTAAAAGACATCTTTGTGCTGCTCAGTATCGACCAAGGTTGGGCAATGGTATCGAGCGTATTTATCGGTTACCTCGGCACTGACTATATCGGTTCGGTGCTTAAGCGCATCGTTGGCAACAAGACAGGGGCAGGCAATGCAAACCAATAAATTTAGCCAGCGCAGTGAAAATAACTTAAAAGGCGTTAACCCGGCATTGGTGAAAGTCGTTCGCCGTGCGCTGGAGTTATCGCCTGTTGATTTCGGCGTAACTGAGGGGCTTCGAACTGTAGAGCGACAAAAAGAGCTGGTAGCCAAGGGTGCCAGCCAGACGATGAATAGCCGACATATTACCGGTCACGCTATCGACGTGTTTGCTTACCCAACTGCAACCGGGTCGTGGGAATGGAAATACTACGAGCAGATAGCAGGAGCATTCAAGCAGGCCGCTAAAGAGGTTGGCGTTCCTATCGAGTGGGGCGGTGACTGGAAGACGTTAAAAGATGGGCCTCACTTCCAGCTTCCACACAAAGAATATCCGGCATGAACCGCGTAACGGCAATACTCATTGCTGTAGCTGTGGCACTGCTATTCGGTGTGACTTATTACCAAGGGAGGGTAGCCACCCTTCAGCGTGACGTCGCAGAAATAACCGCAGTAGCCAATCAGCAGAAGAAAGACCTTCAGCTCATCGAAACCCAGCGCCAAGCCGTAGCCGCTATCGATATCAAACACACCAAGGAGTTGGCAGATGCCAAATCTGAAAATGAGCGCCTTCGTGCTGATATCGCTAATGGCACTAAGCGGTTGCAGCTCAACGCCACATGTACAAAGTCAGTGTCCAAAACCACCGGCCCCGCCAGCGTCCCTGATGATGCCAGCGCCAGACTTACTAACGCCGCTGAGCGGGATTATCTCAGTCTCCGCGAGCGTATCGGAATTGCAACCAGTCAAATAAACGGCTTGCAGGCGTATATCAATAACGTATGCCTGGCTAAGTAGAATTCCCCCGACAAGGAATAGATAGCTTCTGAGCCTCGCAATAGCGGGGCTTTTTAACAATTAACAAAGGTAAAGACGATGGATGAAGATGATCGTAAAGGCCTGCAACTATGGTTCGGATTAGACCGCGCCTCTTTCTGTGTAATGCCAAGAGTATTCATGCAGGCAATGCCAGACGAGTGGCAAGAAAAGATGGCTGAGCTTTTGTTTGAGTATGACGAACGAATAGATACAACTGTGTGTGGTGTTCATAGTTGCTTTGTGACAGCTAAAGGTGCCGAAAATAAATTCATGAAGATGCCAGACGATATCATCAACTACCGCCATCCATCGCCAGAATTCATTTCATCATTCTTGAAGACCGCGCCAGAAAATAACCAGATTGTTTAACCCCACTGGAGGTTGATCATTATCTTGGCGGCTCGGAAAGACGAGAAGTGGTGTAGCAACGCCGAGAGGAGTCGCAAAGCCGCGAATAGATAAGCTCAAATTTGAGCACATCTTCAAATATCAAGCCTCGCTTCGGTGGGGCTTTTTTGTACCTGCAATATCTCGTGCCATGCCCGGCACATTTCAAAGCATAGAGTCTTACAGAAACAAGCCTCGGAGAAATGCTGGTTTAGGCCGGTAGCCATCTCTGTGCGCTGGCGTTTCTGGGCAACGAGGCTCGTTTCTATAAGGTAACTACCGATGAAAGAATTAACACTGTTCAATACCCCAGTTCGAATTGATGATGATGGGATGGTCTGTCTTACCGATATGTGGCAGATAGCAAAAGCAAGGGCCGAATCCGGCGATGATAAATTCTTATCGGGAAGGGATATAAACAACCTTCGCCCGTACAAATTTTCAAGACTTGAATCTACTCAGTTGTTTGTTAAGGAATTATCTAAATGGGATTTGAAAGCCCATTTAAAAACAGTGAGAGGTAAGCACGGCGGAACATTTGGTAGTCGTTATGTGGCATATGAGTTTGCAGGGCATATTGACCCGGCATTCAAAGTTGGCGTTTACACCGTTCTGGATAAATTCTTCTCCGGTGAATTGATATCACTTGCCAGCTTCATGGCTGACGCAAACATGATTGATCACGTTATCAAGGAAGAAAAGGCAGAAATAAGCCACTGCGCACGACAAATGAATTACTGGGGTATTGGTGGCAGGAAGAAACAGTTGCTTGATAAGCGAGAAGAGGTCTATGCCAAGCTGCAAATCAAGATCCCCGGACTGCCGTCATGACTAAAAATGAAAAGCAGCAACTGGAGACCATTTGCCGTTACTTGAAAGATGGTTTCCAGTATTTGAATTGTGGCCGGATATCTATTGGCTTATCGAATGTTGAGAAGGCTGAGGTCCTTCTCGATGTTCTACTAGCGACGGAAGATCAGAATCAGGCAAAGAAATAAGCAAAGTCCGCGTAAAACTAGAAACCCAAGGTTGAGAGCCACTTTCACAACGGCTCTCAATCATTACAGACATCCACTTTCAATGTCCTTATCTCACATAACAATAGAAACCCCTTGAGTAATAAAGCTTGCGCTTAATAGAGCTATGCCTATTTTTTGCATGATTTTTATTCTTTTATTTGCTCGAATGATTTTATCATTTTCATTTATTTCCTCTGTGCTTACAAAGTCAGACCCTTCCAATGGAATAAGAGAGTGACTGTAATAAAACATTATGGATGTGCCTAAAAAACCGAGGAAAACGGAAAAAAGCTGGAGGCATCTCGAAGTCATGAAACTTAGTTCCAGTTAGGGAAAAAATTAGCTTACGTTGTGAATGTTAAAAACCATAGGAATTTATTATGACCAAACCAGATTGGGAGGCCATCGAATCGGCATACCGAGCTGGCTTGATGTCCATCCGAGAAATAGCCTCACAGCATGGCATAACTCACGGCGCTATTAACAAGCGAGCAAAGCGTGACGGCTGGGAACGAGACCTTAAAGCGAAGATAAAAGCCAAGGCCGATTCTCTGGTATCCAAACGCGAGGTATCCACACAGGTATCCACCGAAAAGGCGTTATCTGAGCGGATACTGATTGAAGCAAACGCCGAGGTCATTGCTAACGTCCGTATGGAGCATCGTGGTGACATCCGGCGAGCCAGAGAGATAACCAACGCGCTATTTGATGAGTTGGGTGCTGAGTGCGCAGACATTGAGGCTCTTCGCAAATTAGGCGAGTTGATGCTCCAGCCAGATGAGAATGGGCGTGACCGGCTGAATGAAATTTATCAGTCGATAATCGCACTGCCTGAGCGAGTCAAAGCAGTTAAGGCACTCAGTGACGCTATGAAGAACCTTATTGGCCTTGAGCGCCAAGCCTACGATATCGGCGAAGATAAAGGCGACAACGTTGTTAGTAAACTCTCCGACCTGATGGATTCATTGTCTCAGGGGGCTTAATGAAACCTGAGCACCTCAAGCTGTTGGCAGATAAAGACTGGCGGCTGAATAATCTTTACTGGATCACCGACAAAGAAGGTAAGCCAATCCGCTTCAGGATGACGCCTGAACAGCGTGAATACTTCGAAGGTATCCACACTCGCAATATCATTCTTAAAGCTCGTCAGCTTGGTTTCACGACTGAGGTTTGCATTATTCAGTTGGATGCCGCGCTGTTCGAGTCTGCTAAATGCGCTTTGATTGCCCACACATTGAATGACGCCAGGCGGTTGTTTCGCGAAAAGGTGAAATACGCCTACGACAAGTTGCCCGATGAAATCAAAGCAGCCAATCCGGCAAGTAATGATTCCGCTGGCGAGTTGGTGTTTAACAAAGGCGGCTCACTTTACGTCAGCACCTCATTCCGTGGCGGTACGCTGCGTTACCTGCATGTTTCAGAGTTCGGCAAGATATGCGCTAAGTATCCCGATAAGGCACGTGAGATTGTCACTGGTGCGTTTGAGGCGGTATCGACTGGATGCTTTGCCACTATAGAAAGCACTGCTGAAGGCCGCGCTGGTTACTTCTTTGATTACTGCCAGACTGCTGAGAAAGCTCAGTTGCAGGGCAAGAAATTATCCCCGCTGGATTGGAAGTTTTTTTTCTTCTCTTGGTGGAAGAATCCGCAGTACGCAATTGACCCAGTTGAGGCTTTGCCACAGCGACTAGTTGATTACTTTGCTGAGATGGAAGCTAAACACGGCGTTAATTTGAACGAGCGCCAGAAAGCCTGGTACTACGCCAAAGAAAAAACGCTCGGCGATGACATGAATCGGGAATATCCAACTATTCCGGCCGAAGCATTCCAGCAATCAGTCGAAGGCGCTTATTACGCCAAACAGTTCCGCTGGCTCTACACCAATAAGCGGATCTACAAATTACCTGATAACTCACATCTACCGGTTCACACGTTCTGGGATATCGGCGTGGGCGACTCTACAGCCATCTGGTTTGTGCGTGAGGTTGGCGAAGAGTTCCACGTCATCGACTACTACGAAAACTCCGGTGAAGGTCTACGGCACTATATGAAGGTGCTGAAAGACAAAGGTTATGAATACGGTGACCACTGGGGGCCGCACGACATAGAAAACCGTGAATTCGGCTCTGATGCTAAGTCTCGTAAAGAACTGGCGCGGGAAGGTTACGAAATCGATGGGCAAGTTTACTCAATGACATTCAAAGTGGTGCCGAAAACTGGCGTTGATACTGGTATCGAGTCAGTACGCGAAATCCTCCCGAAATGTGTCTTTGACGATGAGAAGTGCGCTGAAGGCATTACTCACCTCGAAGGCTACCGGAAAGAATGGGACGACAAGCGCGGTTGCTGGAAAGACAAACCACTTCACGACCACACATCTCACGGCTCTGATGGATTCCGTTACTTTGCTGTAGCGAAGAACAACAAGCGCCAAGAAGCATTCAGTATCAACATGAGAACCGCATATTAATGGCTAATAACGACATCACCTTTATCCGGCCGGAGCATGGGGCCGCAAGCCCGTTATGGGAAACGGTTCGCGATGTTTGTCGTGGTCCAGATGCGGTTAAACGTAGACGGCATAAATATCTGCCAAAGCTCGACCCAACCAACAACAGTGAAGAGAACAACCGGCGCAATGATGATTATCTCCGCCGCGCTGTTTTCTATGCGATTACCGGACATACCAAAAATGGGTTGATCGGGATGGCATTTCGTCGCGACCCCACTGTGACTATCGTCGATAAAATGGAATATCTGAAAACCAACGCCAATGGCGCAGGTATCAGTATTTATCAGCAGGCTCAGTCAGTTCTTGAATCTGTGTTAGAAGTTGCCAGAGAGGGGTTATACGTCGATTACAGCGCTGATATGAAAGGGGCTATCATTCTTAACTATCGCGCCGAAGACATTATCAACTGGCGAACTGAGCGGATAAATGGGCGCGATAAACTGGTTTTGGTCGTGCTCCGTGAGTGCGTTGAAGAACCGGATGGGTATGGCTTCAAAGATCGCATCCAATACCGTGAACTAGCGATGGACGACGGTCGGTTTGTATGTCGAGTTTGGCGCAATGTCGGGCCGAAAAAGAGCGGCGTATATGTCGTTGATAGCGAATATTACCCAGTGATTCAGTTTGGCGGTGCATGGGATGAAATACCGTTCACCTTTGTTGGCGCGCAAAACAATGACCCGTCAATTGATGAATCACCTTTATTGGCACTGACTGAAATCAATCTCGGCCATTACCGAAACTCAGCCGATTACGAGGATAGTCTGTTCTTTTGTGGGCAGGTGCAGCCGTGGATCAGTGGATTAACCGAAGAGTGGCGCGACTGGCTGCAAAAGGCAGGGGTTGCTCTTGGTTCACGTTCTCCAATATTGTTGCCAAAGGACGGGGCTTCAGGGTTTAACCAAGCGCAGCCAAACATGATTGCCAAGGAGGGGATGGATTCAAAGCGCGACTACATGATCTCTCTTGGCGCTCGATTGGTTGAGCAAAATAGCGCGGTAAAAACAGCAACGCAGGCAACTGGCGATCAGGCTGCATCTACCTCTGTTCTTGGCATCTGTTGTGCCAACGTTTCAGAGGCCTATACGCAAGCACTGCTTTGGTGTGCGAAATACATGGGGAATAAGGACGCAGAGGTCGCGTATTCCATTAGTCAGGAATTTATTCAACGTGTTGCAGACTCAGGAATGTTGGCCGCGATTGTTGCAGCTTGGCAGAGCGGTGCAATTCGTGACGCGGATATGATCCGGGCAATGCAAAAGCTGGATATTATCGACCCAGAATCTAACCCCAATGATGTTCTGGACGAATTGAAAAATCAGAGTCCCAGCCTGACAGGTGGCTAAATGGCAACGATTAACGAAAGGCTACGTGATGAAGCAATAGCACATAGCCTGTTTCAATCGCGTTATGGTGCTGGTGTTGCCCGTAAAATGGTTAAAGTTCTCAACGAGAGTGACGCAGAGCTATCGGCTCGTCTCATTGTGGCACTTGATGAGTTCAATCCAAACAGTGTCACAGTGAAGCGCTTAGAGAGCTTGCTAGCGAGTGTTCGACAAGTCAACAAGCAAGCTGTTGATGCGATGTATGCTTCCTTGTCCGACGAACTGCTCGGCTTCGCAAAGCATGAGGCAGGTTATCAGCTTAGTTTGTTTGACTCCTTATTACCGGAGCTAGTTTTAAATCGGTTCCCGCTAGCATCAATCACTCAAGAGCAGGTTTACGCCGCTGCAATGGCTCAACCGTTCCAAGGGAGATTGCTGCGAGACTGGGCTGAGAATATCGAAGCCGATCGGATGACGCGCATTATCAATACTGTGAAAAACGGCTATCTGGCTGGCGACACGGTTGAACAGATGGCGCGGAAAGTACGCGGCACCAAAGCAAGAAACTATCAAGATGGCGCGATCGAGGCGGGCCGAAAGAATGTCACGGCGGTGGTGAAAACGGCCGTCACTCATATGGCTGCTGTCGCGCGGGATAAGTTTGTTGATAACAACAGCAATATTATCGACGCCAAACAATGGCTCAGTACATTGGACAATAAAACTTCTCACGATTGCATCATCCGTGACAAGCTCAAATACACGCTGGAAGGCAAACCCATTGGTCACAAGATTCCATACCTTCAGGGGCCGGGGCGCATTCATTTCTGCTGTCGCTCGATGGAAACCTTAATCACCAAATCATGGCGTGATCTGGGGATCGATATCGACGAAATGGACGAAGGTACTCGCGCCAGCATGGATGGGCAAGTGCCAGCGGGAACGACATACGGTGAGTGGTTACAGCGGCAATCTTACCGCCGACAGGTTCAGGTGCTGGGCGAGACTCGCGCCAGACTGATGAAAGATGGCGGTATGCGAACTGATGAATTTTTCACTGATAAAGGGGAGTGGCTGACGTTACAGCAGCTTCGCGATATTGACGGTCGGGCATTCTCTGATGCAGGCCTGTAGAAAACTACGCTTTAACCATTACCATCAACAGTAAACAACTGAGTTATCCAAAATCTGAGCCTCGCCATTGTGCGGGGCTTTTTTATGGGCTAGGCCCAGCAATAAATCCCAAGGGGACAGCATGCTATTCCGAAATATCGCACGTAAATATTATGCCGAGGCAGGTGAGGGTGGCGAAGGTGGTGGCGGGCCAGCCACAACTATCACACCAGAGGTTCAGGCATTGATTGATGCCAGAGTTAATGAATCTGTCACTGGGCTCAAAACCAAAAATAGCGAATTACTCGGCAAGCTCAAAGAGCAAGGCGAGAACCTGAAGCGCTATGACGGCATCGACCCAGACGCGGTGAAAAATATCCTACAACGATTCTCTGACGACGAAGAAGCCAAGCTTATCGCCGCTGGAAAGATTGATGAGGTACTGGATAAACGCACTGAGCGATTACGGGCTGATGTTGATAAAAAACTCAAATTTGCCAATGACCGCGCTGAGAAAGCCGAAAGTTTCAGCAAAAAATTCAGTGATCGGGTGCTTGGTGATGCCATTCGCTCCGCCGCATTGAAAACTGGCGCATTGCCGGGTGCTGCTGACGACATCATTCTGCGCGCAAAAGGCGTATTTACTCTCAACGATGAAGGTGAGGCCATTGCCGTTGATAAAGATGGTTCAGCTCTGCTGGGTAAGGATGGGAAAACACCACTCACCCCGCACGAATGGGCCGAATCACTGAAAGATATTGCGCCGCATCTCTGGCCTCAGGCTGGAGGCACCAACGCTGGCGGTCATAAGCCGAATGGCGGCGCACTCAAGCGTTCAACGATGACCGCAGCCCAAAAGGCGGATTTTATTCGCACTAACGGGCAGCAGGCATTTTTAAAACTTCCGAAAGAATAAGGATTTATAATTTATGACCACAACCGTTAACTCTGACCTGATCATCTATAACGATCTGGCTCAGACATCTTATCTTGAGCGCCGACAGGACAACCTCGATGTGTTCAACGCCTCATCTAATGGCGCGATTGTGCTGGATAATGCCTTGATTGAAGGCGATTTCCGTAAGCGTGCTTTCTATCAGCTCGGCGGCAGCATCGAACACCGTGATGTTGACTCTACCGGGAAAGTTACAGGTAAGAAAATTGGTGCTGGTGAATCAGTTGGTGTGAAGGCTCCGTGGAAATACGGCCCTTACCAGACGACTGAAGAAGCATTCAAGCGTCGTGGCCGTGATGTGTCTGAGTTCTCTGAAATTGTGGGCGTAGATGTCGCAGATGCCTCACTGGAGGGATTCATCAAATACGGTATTCAGGCGTTGAGTGCTTCCATTGGTGCTAACCCAGACATGGTTGTTACTGCCAACATTGAAGTTGATGGCAAGAAAACCCTGACCAAAGGTATGCGTAAGTACGGTGATCGCTTTGGCCGCATTGCGCTGTTTGTTATGCACTCGTCTACCTACTTTGACATCATTGATCAGGCGATTGCAGCCAAGATTTATGAGGAAGCTGGTGTTGTAGTGTATGGCGGTCAGCCTGGTACATTAGGTAAGCCGGTTCTGGTTACCGATACTGCGCCAATTGATGCCATCTTTGGGTTGTTGCCGAACGCCGTGGTTATTACCGAGTCACAGGCTCCCGGCTTCCGCTCATATCCAATCAACGATGAGGAAAACCTCGGCGTTGGCTACCGCGCAGAGGGGACGATCAATATCGACTTGCTGGGCTATAGCTGGGATGAAACCAACGGCGGCAAGAACCCGAGCTTGACCGAAATTGGCGCAACCAATAGCTGGAAAAAACACGCAACCAGCAACAAAGTTACCGCTGGCGTGATGATTAAGCTGATTGCTGAAGATGTGGCGGCAACAGGTGTCACTCTGAATAAATCGACGACTTCATTGGTTGTTGGTGCAGATGAAACGCTTGTTGCTACTGTCGCGCCATCTGATGCAGCTAATAAATCCGTTATTTGGACCTCATCTTCTGCCGCAAAAGCCACAGTTGATGCAAATGGTAAGGTGACTGCTGTTGCAGCCGGAAGCGCAACCATTACCGCCAAGTGTGTAGACGGCAACTTCACAGCAACTTGCGTAGTGACCGTCACTGCCGCATAAGAGTGATCACTATAGGGGCTTCGGCCCCTTTTCTATTGGAGGATAGGATGTTAGTCACCGATCCAACCTCACCAGATTTTAACAGCTACGCATCACTCGAAGATTTAGTCGCGTTCGCTTTGGCGCGCGCAGTTAACTTACCTTCTGAAACAGAGTCATTACTGATTAAGGCGATGGACTACCTGAACGGGCTTAATTGGTATGGAAGCAGAACCAAACTAACCCAGCCATTACCCTGGCCGAGATCGGGTATCACTTTCGACGGATTTAGTTATCCATCAACTAATATCCCTCCACAACTTATTACAGCGCAGTGCATGCTTGCCGTGGAAGCTATTGAAGGAGATTTACTGGGTTCGAATAGAGAGGCGGCAATAAAGTCTGAGACTGTATCAGGAGCTGTGTCGATCACTTACGCTGTATCTGATGCCGAGTCATTCACTCCCAATTATCCGGCCGTGATGGCAATTCTACGTGGGTTCGTTGCGGGTAGCGGTTTTGCTATTAATGCCACTGCGAGGCGTCAATAATGGCTATCAACTACCCACGAATGCGAGCGACAGCAATACGATTGATTACCGAAAATGGAGCGACCTACCATCTCACTCGCGGTGGCGGTGTCGAGTTCGTCGGCGGTGTTGAAGTTGATATCCCGCTTGAGTCATTCTCGGTTATTGGCGTTATTTCCAGTTATTCCCCCGGTGAGATTGACGGTACCTTAATCCAGAACGGCGATGTGAAAATGTCGGCTACGGCTGATGTGGAAATTCGCATTGGTGATCTGATTATGGTTGATGGCAAAAAACACCGAGTCATTAAACCTAATCCAGTAAAACCAGCCACACTGCTGATCTGCTACAAGCCACAACTGAGGGCGTGATATGGCTGACGATTCCAGCTTTATGGCTTCAATTAATGCGTTTATCGAAAAGGGTAAGCGTAATCAGGAATTGGTGGTTCAAAAAGGGGCTATCAAAATTCTCAATCAGTTAGTCACGATGTCGCCGGTTGGAAATCCTGAACTATGGGCCATCAACCACACCGCGAAGTCATATAACGATGCTGTGTTTGAGCATAACGAGGATCTAAAGAAAGATTCAGCTAACTTAACCAAAACAGGGCGACTGAAAAAACGGGCTAGGGTGACTGATAGCATGGATGTCAAAGCACCTGCTGGCTATACCGGTGGACGCTTTAGAGGTAATTGGCAGGTTGGCCTAGATGTTCAGCCTGACGGTGAAACAGGACGTATCGATAAAAGTGGCAATATGACAATGGCTGTTGGCAATTACATGCTTGAGCAGTTCAAGGTCGGCACCAAGGCTATCTACTTCACCAACAATGTTCCTTATGCTTATCGGCTTGAGTTTGGTCATTCATCACAGGCTCCAAACGGGATGATCCGCATAACCGCCGAAGAGGCAGCTAAATACTTTGTTGAAGCCGCTAATGAGGTGAATAAGTGAGCACTCAACGAATCACCGTATTACTGGAAAAACGGCTTGGAGAATGGGCGGCGATTAAAGGCATTCCGTTGTCTACCGAAAACGTTAGCTTTGATGATACTGGTGGTATGTATCTGCAATCGCATGTCATGCCAGCCACAACAGACACTATCGATTTAGCGCAGGCTTCCCGCGTATTCAAAGGTGTGTATCAGATTAATATCAACGCCAAAGCAGGTAGCGGTAAATCAAAATCACATTCCATTGCTGCTGAGTTAATAGAATTGTTTAACCTCAATACTGAGCTTACAGACGGGGTGGTAACATGCTATATCAACAGCGTTCCCAGCCAGTTTCCCGGCATTACTAACGACACCACATACACAACACCAGTCAGCATGAGTTATCGTGCTGACGTCATTTAAACCTCAATCAATCCCACATCACCGGCCTATGCCGGTTTTTTTATATCCAAAATCGGAGAATTACCATGGGCTTTGCTCTACCTAATGGCGCGGGTATTTACCTGGCTAAAACATATGAAACCGAAGTGGCGGTAACGGCAGTTTCCAATGCTGTTGACGCAGTTCTGACGGTAGCAACGGGGCATGGCATCGCTGAAGGCGATATTGTGCAACTTACGTCTGGCTGGGGCGCTCTGAATGACCTGGCTGCAAAAGTTACGGCGTCAACAGCGACTTCGCTAACTCTCGGCTCAATTGATACATCTAATACTGACCGTTTTGCTGTGGGCGGAGGTGTGGGGACGGTTAAGAAGATCTTAAGCTGGATTGAAATCCCGCAAATCACTGAAGTGGCGAACAGTGGTGGCGATCAGCAGATGATTCAGATTCAGTTCCTGAGTGATACCCGCCAGCGCAACCTCAACACGTTCAAAGCTGCACAATCCCAAACCCTGACATTGGCACATGATTCTAGTCAGCCGGTTTATTCGGTATTACGCGCGGCTGATGAGTCAGAGCAAACGCTGGCGACCTACATGTACGTGCCTAAAGCCAAAGAGAACCGCTATTCAACTGTGAAAGTGTCATTTAATGACATCCCGACCACAGCGATTAATGCCATTGAAACAGTCACTGCGGTGTTCAACCTTCAATCTCAGGCGATGACTTTTTATAAGTCTGGTGCTCCTGTGGCCGTTACTGGCGTCACTTTAAATAAGACTACTACCACTCTTGCCGTGGCTGCCACTGAAACCTTGACGGCAACTGTAGCACCAGTAAACGCAACCAACAAATCAGGCGTTTGGTCATCATCAGCACCCGCCAAGGCCTCTGTTGACCCAGTGACTGGCGTTGTAACTGGCGTTGCTACTGGCGCTGCCAATATCATTTACACAACAGCAGATGGCGCGAAAACCGCTACTTGCGCCGTCACCGTAACCGCATAAGGAACATGAACCATGGCAGTAAAATTCACCCTGGTACCGTCACCAACATTTAAAGCTGATGTGAAAATCCCTCGCGCTGGTCTGGATGACGGCGAGTTAACGTTTACCTTTAAGCATTTGCCGCTTAATGAAGTATCGAATATCGAGAAAGCAGAAGGACAAACAGGGTTAGATTTCGCAGAGAAAATTATCCAAGGCTGGGCGCTTCCCGACGCATTCAACCGCGAAAATCTGGAAGTGCTTGCGAATAACTACCCGAAAGCTATCGAGAATGTCATCAGTGCGTTTTATCGCGAACTGCTTGGTAACCGCGAAAAAAACTAACCTCGGTTGCCACAGCCCTCTATACCCCTGAACCCACCCGCGAAGAATTGGCAGGCAACGGCCTGACACCTGATGATTTCGACGATGTAATTATCGAGATATGGCCGGATGTTTGGCCTGCTTTCAATGTGATTAGAGCAATGTCCACGCAGTGGCGTACCGGCATGTCTGGGCCTACTGGGTTGGACTACGGCTGCCTGTCACAAGTCATGGATTGGGTAGGTGTAGAGAGCAAAGCAACCGTGTTTGATGACATAAGGCACATGGAGAGCGTTGCGCTGTCCGTTATTCACAAGCGGAGCAAGTAAATGGCAGATATCGCAACAATCTCACTACGCGCGGATACGTCCAGCCTGGAACAAGGTGACAAGGCGTTAGACCACTTTGGGCAAACAGCGGAGAAGGCCACCAAGCAAGCTGATGGGCTGAATGAGTCTAATACCAAACTGGCTTCATCTTATGATGAGGCCGCCAAATCACTGGCTAATAATTACAAAGCAACATCCGATTATAACGAAAGCGTTGAACGTAGTGCTAAATCTTCAAAAGCGGCCACTGCCATTATTGAAGAGCAAAAGGCTGGGCTAAGCGCACTGTTAGATAGAATCAATCCAACTAACAAAGCATTTGCTGAGCTGGATGAAATATCTAAAAAGTTAAGAGCTGCTAAAAATTCTAACCTGATAAATTCAGAGGAATTTGAGCACTACAACTCAATTCTATTCACAACAGCAGACAAACTAAATAAAGTCGCTGATGCATTAACCGAAGAAGGCCGAGCAGCAACCGCTCAGGCAGCGGCAGACAGAAAGGCCGCTGAAGCAAAAGAGGCTTTTCTTGCCAAACTACGAGATCAGAATGCTTTGTTCAAAGCATCTGCTTCTGACTCGGCCACCTATCGTGCAGCGCAGCTAGGCATTACTTCTGAAGCTGCACCAATGATAGCCGCAATCCGGCAACAGGAAGAGGCCACCCGCCGCGATGCTGAACAAAAGAAATTAGCCTCAATTGCAGCCCGCGGATTAAAGGACTCAATCAAGCAGCTCGAAGCTGAGGAACGGGCCGCCACGCAAGCAACTAAAGCTCAGGAGGCTGCGGATATTTCTGCGGCAGCCGCTAAGGCGAATTTTGTTCAACGCTTGCGGGAACAAGTGGAACTACAAGGGAAAACGGCTTCAGAGGTTCAGGCATATAAAGCTGCACAAATGGGGGTTACAGAGCAAGCTGCGCCATTCATCGCGAGGCTGAAAGAGCAAGAGGATGCTTGGAAGAAAGGCACTGTTTCTGCTGGTCAATACCGCATGGCAATGCGCCAACTACCCATGCAATTCACTGATATCGCAACCTCAATCGCCGGTGGCATGCCGTTGTACATGATCGCCATTCAGCAGGGCGGTCAGATTAAAGATAGCTTTGGCGGTATTGGTAATGCCAGCAAGGCGCTCTTGAGCCTGATCACTCCGATGACGGTTGGGCTAGTTGGCGCGGCGGCCGTAGTCGGGGGGCTGGCGCTCGCTTACTACAAAGGCGCAGCAGAAAATGAGGAGTTCAATAAGCAACTCATTCTGACTGGTAATTATGCAGGCAGAACCGCCTCTCAGCTTCAGGCTATGGCTAAGGGGCTATCTGGCAATGGGTTAACACAATCAGCCCTGTCCTCCGCCATGGCAAAAGTGGTCGGCACCGGTTCGTTTGATTCATCGCAAATTGAGATGGTTACCCTCGCTGCCGCCAAGATGGAACAGGCAACCGGACAATCCATTGACGCTACAGTTAATAACTTTAAGCGCCTTCAGGATGAGCCGTTAAAGGCAGCGAAAGAGCTTGATGATCAACTCCATTACCTAACTGCTTCCGAATATGAGCAAATCTCTGCCATGGAGCGCTCAGGCAACACCATTGGTGCTGCTAGGGTGGCGATGGAATCCTACTCCAAAGCCATGCGTGACAGGGCTGATGAGGTTGTTAACAATGTCGGCTACATGGAACGTTCATGGAATAGTTTAAGAAATACCGCAGCGGGTGCTTGGGATGCCATGCTCGACATAGGGCGGGATAAATCTCTTGATGATCGGCTGACTGATGTCAACGCCCGGATGGCAGAAAGTCAGGCTAATCCTGGGCGATATGACAACAACAAGCTTGCTGCCGAAAAAGCTCTGCTCACTGAAGAAAAGTATCAGAAAGATGTTACTGCCGCTCGGAAAAAAGCCAACCAGAATGCTGATGAGTTGGAGAAAAATAGTCTGCGGGTTATGGATGGTTACCGCGACCAATACGCAACGCGAGAGCAGCAACGGACAAAGGAACAACAGAAGTTTAATCAAATTGCGTACCGGTTCAGCGCTGAAGAACAAGCACGTATCCGTTCTGAGATAGATGCTAAATATAAGGACAGAGCGACACCAAAAGGTCGCGCAGCCGCAGCTTATCAAGACGATGCAGCCACCAAGGCATTGCTCGATAGTCAGGCGCGCGTTGCTGCTTTGCGTGAACAGGCAACTGTCACATTAACCATGACCGATCAGGAAAAGCAGCTAGCTAAATTCACCCAGCAAATTGCCGACCTGAAAAGTAAAACCATCCTCACCGCAGACCAGAAATCACTTCTGGCCCGTTCTGGTGAAATCACTGCCAGTATGCAGCTTGAGGCCCAGCTTTCACGTGAAAACGCTGAAAGGAAGAAAGCAACAGCAGCTCTCAAGCAGATGGATGATTACACCACGACGATTGCCAATCGAAATGCTCAGGCTCAGGCTAAGTTTGGCAAGACCAGCAAGCAAGCGTCTCGTGTTGACCAAGAGTTTCAGCTTGATAATACATTCGACAAGCAGACGGAGGGAGTTACCGGCGCGGCGCTAGAAAAACTTACCGAGTCATACAACAAGGCAAAAGCTGAGTTACATGCTGGATTCAAGCAGGAAGATTTGAATGAAGGTGATTGGTTGGCAGGCATGACTCAGGGCCTTGAGCAGTACGGGGAAACGGCTAACAACGTTTTCTCTGCTACCGCTCAGTTGGCCCAAAACACCATGGGCAGCATGACCTCCATGGCGACCCAGATGATGGCTACCGGATCAGCAAACGTGAAGCAATTTGCCACCAACTTTATGACCAGCATTGTCGATATCATCAATCGGTTACTGATTGCTCAAGCTCTTCAGGCTGCGATGGGGTGGATTAGCGGTGCTGCATCGGCTGGCGCAGGCGCAGCAAGCGGGGCGGCTAGTAGTGCCAGTTCGGGCGCAATGGGGATGTCTACTAGCTTCAGAGCTTATGACGTCGGCGGCTACACTGGCGACGGCGGAAAGTTCGAACCGAAAGGCGTGGTGCATGGCGGGGAGTTTGTCTTTACCAAAGAGGCCACCAACCGAATTGGCATCGATAATCTCTACAAGATGATGCGCGGTTATGCTGATGGTGGGGTGGTTAGCAATACAGTCACTGCCGCCGCGCCAATGCTCGGCATGCAGGGCGGCGGGACGGCTATATCAGTCGATTTGAGTGGCATGACAATAACCACTCAAGGGAATCAGCAACAGGATACTGGTGCAAATAACGGCGAATTGGTTAGCAAGGCTGCGAGGAACGAAGTCATAGCTATCGTCACTCAGCAACTCGATCGCGCTATGGGACAAAGTGGACGTATCACCAATTTTGTTACTAACAGAGCGGGGCGTTAAGAATGGCAATTGAAACATTTCTTTGGCGAACTCAGGGCGTCCCTGAAGGTAGCTTTAACCAGCGGGTCAGAACCGCTCAGTTCGGCGATGGCTATAAGCAAGTTGCTGGCGATGGCATGAACCCTGAAACGCAGTCATGGCCGCTGACATTTCAGGGCTTAGAAAAAGAGATGATGCCTATTCTGGCGTTTATCCGCAGACATACCACTAAGTCCTGCCAATGGACGGCACCTTATGGCGTAGTTGGCCTGTGGCGAGTCACTGCCGACTCCATCAAGGCCGTTCCGGTTGGCGGTAATGTCATGTCCGTCTCCTTCACTTTCGAGCAATCCTTTAAGCCTTAATATCGAGTAACCCAATATGACAATTAATACTGACTTGCAACGACTGGAGCCGGGTAACCGCGTTCGTCTGTATGAAGTGGATGGCTCTCAATTTGATGGCCCGTTATTGCGCTTTCATGCCGACACATTACCCCACACTCCAGAGGAAATTGCGGTAGCCGATGGTGACGAAACCAAACTACCCGCTAAATCTATCTGGTGGCAGGGGGAAGAGTATTCAGCATGGCCGGTGCAGGTTGAAGGCATTGAGATGTCCAGCGATGGGCAAAGTGCGCAGCCCAAGTTATCGGTCGCAAACCTTGATGGAACTATCACCGCGCTGTGTCTGGCCTTTGACGATATGGTGCAGGCAAAAGTCATTGTTCACGACACGTTTAAACACTATCTGGATGCTGTGAATTTTCCCGAAGGGAATCCCGAGGCTGATCCGGAACAGGAGAAACTGCAGGTTTACTATATCGACAGTAAATCGACGGAAACCAACGAGGTTGTTGAGTTTACGCTCTCTAGCCCAGCGGACTTACAGGGATTACTGATCCCTACCCGACAAATTCACTCCCTCTGTACGTGGTGTATGCGCGGTGACTATCGTTCTGGAAATGGCTGTGATTATGCTGGGACGCTGTATTTCGATGAGAAAGGCAATCCCACAGATGACCCGAGCAAGGATAAGTGCTCTGGTCTGCTGGTTGATTGCAAAAAACGATTTGGAGCCGATAACCCATTGCCGTTTGGTGGGTTCCCCGGCGCGGCCCTGATCAAGAGGTAGAGATGAGAGATAAAACGCTTAAAGCGATATTGGCTCATGCCGAGGCTGAATACCCCAAAGAGTGCTGTGGTGTTGTGGCGCAGAAGTCGCGAGTGGAAAAATATTTCCCGTGCAATAACTTGGCTACAAACCCGACTGAACAGTTTCACCTCGATCCCGCTGGCTATGTGGTGGCCGAAGATTGGGGGATCATCACTGCAATCGTACACAGCCACCCCGACGCAACCACTCAGCCATCCGAATTGGACATGGCCCAATGTGATAATAACGAGCTGCCTTGGCACATTGTAAGCTGGCCCGAGGGTGATTTACGGACTATCCAGCCGCGGGGTGACGTGCCGCTAATCGGCCGCCAGTTCGTATTGGGGCATACCGATTGCTGGGGCTTGATAATGTCCTACTTCAAGCAAACGCATGGCATTGAGTTGAACGACTATCGCGTTGATCGGCATTGGTGGGAGTCTGGTGCGGAAAATTTCTATATGGATAACTGGTATGAATGCGGCTTTCGTGAGTTCAGTGGCCCAGCACAACCAGGCGACCTGATTATCATGCAAGTATCTGCCCCAGTCGCTAACCATGGGGGTATTTTGCTGGAAGATGGCATGCTACTTCACCATCCATACGGGCAACTTAGCCAGCGCGTGCCTTATGGTGGTTATTGGCAAGAAAGGACCATGAAGGTGGTTCGTTACAACGGCCTGTAATTTAAGTCCGCCTACTTGGTGTTTATATTTAGATGGAAGAATAAATGAAAATAGAAAGCATCGTTTTTTTAAACGACCACATGACCCTTGACTGTGATCGTGAAGAAGATGTGTTCTGGCTCCAAATATCTGCATCGTTGGGCTGGATTTGCTTTACCCGGATCAGGAGTGGTGAATCAACGTTTGTAGCCACTGAATTACGTTTGGCGTCTGATTCAACCCCTTGCTTACCAATTCAAGGGCGATGTGTTTTGTGGTCTCGTAAGGCAGCTCTCGAAGCTGAGACAAAAATTTCTTCTTATCGGGAGAGTCTGGAGCATTTTGGTTAATAAAATCTGCTATTTGTTGGAACGCTTCGTTGTGAAACCTGACGGTCGTTACCTTCAAAATGGCGCTAAGTCCTTCATCACCTAAAAGAAAATCAACACCATCCTTTGTTGCCTTGAGGGAGTTTAGAAGTAGATTTAAATCATAATGTATCTCACCGTATCTGGTTTCCAGAAGCCCATGCTCGAACAAGTAATGGATGTTGGCAATACTGGATTCTGCATCAGTAAAAATACCTTTATCCTTAAAATTACAGGCTTCTGTTGGTAGCGGATAGGACTTAACGGCCTCCTGAAGAATAATAAGCTGTATTTCCCTGCTGAATTTGTTCACTGGTTTTTCCGGTTATCTAATTAACCATTCAAGATAAGTGCAAATCATTTTTACCGATATCCTGACATTTGATCAGTGATCTGGCGCATCCGTGCGCCGGTGGGGTTATTTTATTTTTATCTTATATAAAGGCACTTCAAGATAAACTGCCTTTATCAAGGTAACCTTACCTGTATCAATATCGTCTTGATGTAAGTGCATCATTGGATATCTGATATCAATTGCTGAAAGAGATACGCTTCCTATCCCTTTATCCATAAACACCTGTTTGAATGTCGAAAAGCCATTATCGAGTAGGGCAATCACAAAATCTTGGTTATTCACCTTTTGTTGGGGATCAAAAGTTACTATCGATCCCTCAGGGAAGCTAATTCCTGTGTTTGTGCTTTTCGCCATTGAATCACCCTGTATCTCTATGGCAAAGGCAAAATCGCTGACACCTATTTTACACGGATGTAGTTTATGAGTTTTAAGTTCCCATTTACTAAGCCAGCGAGGAACCATTGCTGGGTCAATCAATGGTATTTGCTTCAAATTTACAGCAGGGATATACGTCCCAAGGTTTGGTGGCTCGCCTTTTCCAGAGGCTAGCCATTCAGGTGATGTACCTAATGCAATAGCCAATTTATTCAGGGTTTTTTCTCTAGGCTTAGCCTCACCACCTTCATATGCGGCAATTTGTCGTTGTACAACACCGGCAAGGCTTGCAAGCTCAGATTGTGTTAACCCAATGGTTGATCTTGCTGTGGCAACACGCTTAGGGAAGAACGAATCAAAACTCATAAACTCATTATCCAAAATAACTTGACTCATAAAACACAATGACCAATACTTGCGAACATTGATATGAGTTTTCATGTGTTAAATAGAGAGGAGTTCATAATGTCCGAAAATGTTTCATCTATCAAGCCGCGTCAAGTGCGTTTTGTTGAAGAGGTAGACCAACGCATTCAAGAGTCAGCGAAGCGTTGTCATAGAAGCATTCAGTCAGAAATTGCTTACCGGATGGAATTACTTATGAAGTTAGAGGATCGCGGTGATGTTGTTATCCAGTAGAAATGGCGAAGCCTCGAAGTGCGCGAACACAAACGAGGCTTCTATTTTGTCAGCAACCTTAAGCGAGTAAACCGACATGAAAAGTATAGCGAAAGTAAAAAGTAATTTCACCTCATTCAAGTTTGATGGTCAAGACGTTCGCGTAATAACAAAGGATGGCGAACCATGGTTTTTGGCCTCTGACCTTTGTGATGTTTTACATCTAGACACCACTTCAATTCGCAAACTAGATGATGATGAAAAGGGTCTGCATTCAATACAGACCCTTGGCGGGGCGCAGAAGGTGGCTGTTCTTTCTGAGTCTGGGATGTGGACATTGGTCCTTCGTTGCCGAGATGCAGTTAGGCCCGGCACGATCCCATATCGCGTTCGCAAGTGGGTCACCTCTGAGGTTTTGCCTTCCATTCGAAAAACTGGCGAGTATAAAAACAGTAAATCTTCAAGTGTGGTGTTGACCGAAAAAGAGTGCCGCTACCGTGTCCGCGTTATCATCTATGACGACTTAATGGGCGGGTGCGCTGAGATGTTTGGTAAGGGGGAAACGATGCGTGATATCGCATACGGAGTAGCTAACGATTTGGGGTACAGACCGAATACCTTCACCACTATCCCAATGAATAGGGAAAAGTTGAAGAGGGTATTTTGATAGGCGCATGGGATGGCGCAAAAGAAAAACCGCCAGTTAGCGCTGGCGGTCATGTCAAATCAAACTGCGAGGTCTTTAATGACTGATTTAACTTTAGCAAATAAATCTCTGCCTGTCATCGCTGGTGTTGAGATTAACACTGATACAGAGGGGCGCTTTAACCTGAACTCGTTACACAAGGCCAGTGGTAAGGGTGAAGATAAATCACCTAGCCAATGGATGCGTCGGGCTACCACTAAAGCACTGGTTAATGAGCTAAGTGTAAATTCGCACTTAGGTTATGAAGTAATCAAATCAGTGAAAGGTGGCGTTGCTCCTGGCACCTTCGCCCACGAACTTCTTGCTGTCGAATATGCTGGGTGGATTTCACCATCATATCGCCTGAAGGTTAACCAGACTTTCCTCGACTACAAAGCCGGAAAGCTGAAACCAGCATTCGACCCGATGGCCGCATTAAATGACCCTGAGTTTTTGCGCGGCACATTGCTGACCTACAGTGAAAAGGTGATCGCCCTTGAACATAAGGTTGAAGAAATGACACCGGATGTTGAAGCTCTAGAGAGAATTGCTAAGTCAGATGGCACTATGTGCATCACTAATGCCGCGAAACATTTGCAGGTTCAGCCAAAGTTTCTTTTCAAGCTGATGTCAGAGAATCATTGGATTTACCGCCGTACTGGTGGGAGAACGTGGTTGGCATATCAAGAACGCATTCAGCAAGGAGTGTTAGAGCACAAGGTGACCACCGTATCGAGGGGAGATGGTAGTGAAAAGGTGGTAGAACAGGTTCTTGTTACCGCTAAAGGACTTACCAAACTTTCAAAAATGCTTGGCATCAATGGTGTGGCAGCTTAAATAGCACGAAAAGAATTTAATGAGTAACTAAAACCCAACCCACTTAACTGTGGGTTTTTGCGTTGTTTTGCACCATACCCCTGCTATCATGTAACGAACTGTTATGGCTGGGGTGGGAATGGCTCCGGTCAGGATGATGGCGGAGGTGGAGGAGATATGCATATACGTGTCGCCAAACTTGAATCAGATGTAGAGCATATAAAAAAATCATTAGATGAGGTTAAGTCTGATGTCCGCGAGATTAAGCGTGATATTAGGTCTGAGTTTAATGAAGTCAAATGCGACTCAAAAACTGATTTTAGATTACTTTTTGGTGCGATAATAGCTGTAGCCCTTGGTTTGTCAGGGTTAATGGCTAAAGGTTTTCACTGGCTTTGATGGGGATAGGGATATGAAGGTTACTAGAGCAGGATTACTTGCAATGTTATTTTCGGCTACTCTAATTTCGTTTTCTTCTCGGGCTGAAGATAAAAATGAATCAGCAGAGAAAGTTATAATTTCCCTTGAAACTTCACTTTGTGCAGAGCATTCAGATCGCGCCCAGTGCAATAGGGATATTGCCTTTTTAGTTGGTATGGCATCTTCTACTGGGTATTTTACTAGCATCTGCGAGAGTACAGGGCGAATTAGCGACGCTTGTACAGAGGCTAAGGAAGCATATAAAACAATGCAAAGTGACTTTGATAAGGTTAAATAATGAAGCGAATTATTATTGGCTTGGCGGTTTTGGTTCTGACTGGGTGCGGTATGTCTCCTAGCGAGATAAAGAGTCAACCGACAGCAAAGTTTGAAAGCAACAAGTCTGTCACTGATATAACGACCTGCCTCATTCCTCGGCTAGATGAGAGAACGTTTAATGGTGGGAGGATTAATACTGTATCTAAGCCTATTGAGCATGGTGTGTCACTATCGCCGATCGCAGCTAATATCGAATTTATTGATATAACAAATACCGGCGCTAAAACGCAGGTTATTTATTACGGTGCTGGAACAGGTAGTGCTCTTAGGCCAAAGGCACGAATAAACGAAACTGTGGAAGATATTAATAGTTGCATATAGTCCATCAAGCGAATTAACCCAGCCCGCCAAGTGCGGGTTTTTTATTATCTGGAGATAGTTAATGACCGTATTTTCACAAGAAGTAATGACGCCAATTAAGTTAAGTGGTTCCCTTGCTGCGATGTTTGGGCGTAACCATCAACGATTAGTGAGTAGTTCAGGTGAAGTTTTTAAAGCGCTTTGTGTAACGATACCCGGATTTGAGCAGTATTTAGCTACAGCAAAGCAAAGAGGGTTAACGTTCGCCATTTTTAAAGGTAAGCGCAATATTGGTAAAGATGAATTGGAGCTTGCCAGCGGCGGCCAAGAAATTCGTATTGTGCCTGTAATTATCGGCAGTAAGCGCGGTGGATTATTTCAAACAATATTAGGTATTGCTTTGATTGGTGCAGCTATGGCCTTTGCCCCTGCTGGGGTTGGGGCTTTAGGGGTGTTTAGTGCAGGGGGAGTTACCGGTTTTACAGCAATGATGGGCGCATCCATGGCCCTAGGTGGCGTAATCCAAATGCTCTCCCCGCAGCAGAGTGGGTTAGCTATGAGGCAATCACCGGACAACAAGCCAAGCTATGCATTCGGCGGCCCAGTTAACTCTACAGCTCAGGGTAACCCTGTGGGCGTACTCTACGGCAAGCGTCGAATTGGCGGGGCGGTTATCTCGGCGGGTATTTATGCTGAAGATCAAATGTAAGAGCGGTTATTTTAATTAACGCCGAAAGGCAGGAGTGATTTATGACTTTAGAACAGCGTTTAGCAGCAGTAGAAGCAGAATTGGAAAAAATGAAAGCTCAGCAGAAAGGTCGTAAAGATATCGCGGAGCTGGTGAAGAAAACCATCACGGAGGCTATTAAAAAAGAGCATCGTCCTGGTGGGTTACTTTATCGGTCTGAGCGTCGAGAAAATGCGGCCATGTCTCAGGCCGCAGTATTTAAAGTAGGTTGTGGGGATACACTAATTAGCTCAGCACAGATTAGTGCTTCTCAGTAGGGATAACTTCTACAGAGTTGAGTATTTTAAGTAGCGCTGTCTGAGCATGTTTATGTGCCGCAGACAATTCACCAGTACTACTTGTTGATTTTACAAATTTAACAATGGCATCTTTGTTACCAGTAGACACGACAAATGCACTAAAAGTCTGTGCCAGAAGCTCAGTGAGCGCATAATTCTTGCGAGCCGAGTCATCCATTATCGCCAGAATTTCATCAAGCTTTAGTTGCTTTTCCATTTTTATCCTTATCCCAGAGTAAATCAGCCATTCCTCCGATAGATAACACTCAAGCCGCGCATGGCTAGAGTGGGCTGACCTTACACAATAGAAGATCAGCCAGTAATCGCCATTGAGTTGATCAATAAACACGCTAATGCCCACACTTAGTGGGCTTTTTTATGGGTGAAATATGGCACGTAAACCAATTAAAGGCCGCAAAGGTGGGGGTAGCAATGCCACAACGCCAGTTGAGTCACCGGACAGTATTCAATCGACGGCAAGAGCTAAAATACTCATTGCTTTGGGTGAGGGGGAGTTCGCCGGAGGTTTGGATGGGACCAATATCTATCTGGACGGCACGCCTATAAAGAACCCTGACGGCACCAGCAATTTTACCGGGGTGACTTGGGAGTATCGGCCCGGAACGCAGGGTCAAGACTACATTCAGGGCATGCCAAATGTTGAGAATGAGATAACGGTTAATACAGAACTAAAATCAGATACGCCGTGGGTTCGCTCCGTCACAAATACCCAGTTATCTGCTACGCGTATTCGCCTTGGATGGCCCTCATTGCAGCGTCAGGCGGATAATGGTGATGTTGGCGGTTACCGCATTGAATATGCGATTGATGTGTCGACCGATGGCGGAGCTTACTCGACGCTACTCAATACAGCGATAGATGGGAAAACAACAACGCTGTATGAGCGCTCTCATCGAATCAATTTGCCTAAAGCTACTACAGGTTGGCAGATCCGCTCTCGTCGCATTACCGCTAATGCTAACTCTGGACGCATTGCCGATAAGATGAATGTTGAGGCTATTTCTGAAGTCATCGATGCAAAGTTACGTTATCCAAACACCGCACTTCTCTATATCGAATTTGACGCGACTCAATTTCAGAATATCCCGGTTATTTCGTGTGAGCCAAAAGGTCGGATCATTCGTGTACCAACGACATATGACCCGGAAACGCGTACTTATTCAGGCGTATGGGATGGCTCATTTAAATGGGCCTACACCAACAACCCAGCATGGGTGTTTTACGACATCGCATTAGCCGAACGATTTGGCCTTGGTCGTCGAGTTGAGATGAGCCAAGTAGATAAGTGGGAACTGTACAGCATCAGCCAATACTGCGATCAACCTGTTCCAGATGGGCGCGGTGGTAGTGGCACTGAGCCTCGCTTTACCTGCGATGTGTATATTCAGTCTCAGGCTGAGGCTTTCACTGTATTGCGCGACTTGGCTGCCATTTTCCGTGGCATGACCTATTGGGGCAATAATCAACTTTGTGCTTTGGCAGATATGCCACGTGATGTGGATTACATATTCACGCGCGCCAACGTTATTGACGGACGTTTCACTTACGGCGGCGGTTCTGAGAAGAAGCGATATACCACGGCGATGGTGAGCTGGAGTGACCCCGCAAACAACTTTCAGGATGCAATCGAGGCAGTCTCAGATAACGACTTGGTTCGTCGCTACGGTGTCAATCAGCTTGATATGACAGCTATCGGCTGCATCCGGCAAACTGAGGCGAATAGGCGTGGACGCTGGGCGCTGCTGACGAACAGCAAAGACCGAACGGTGAATTTTAATGTTGGGTTAGATGGGGCCATTCCGCTGCCCGGTCATATCATTGGCGTTGCGGATGATATGCTGTCCGGACGGAAGATGGGTGGGCGCATTAGCTCAGTATCGGGCCGCAATATCACGCTTGATCGCGTGGCTGATGTAAAAGCGGGGGATCGGTTGCTCATTAACTTGCCGAGCGGTGTAGCTCAGGGAAGAACGGTGCAGACGGTAAGCGGGAAGATGGTCACTGTTACCACAGCTTATAGTGAAACACCTGAGGCAGAGGGAGGCTGGTCTATCGATGCAGATGACTTGGCTATCCAGCAATATAGAGTTACTGGAATTTCTGATAACGACGATAACACCTACTCAATTTCTGCTGTTCAGCATGATCCGGATAAATATGAACGAATTGATACAGGCGCTCGGATTGATGAAAGACCCATCAGTGTCATACCTCCCGGCGTCCAGCCGCCACCGACAAATGTTGCTATCGATAGCTTCTCAGCGCTTTCACAAGGACTCGCAGTAACCACCCTACGTGTTACGTGGGAACCAGCAGCCAGCGCGATAGCATACGAGGCCGAGTGGCGACGTGATAACGGAAACTGGATATCAGCTCCGCGCACATCAGCTCAGGGATTTCAGGTTGAAGGTATTTATGCCGGACAATATCAGGCTCGCGTTCGTGCTATTAACCCCTCCGAGATATCCAGTATCTGGGCTAATGCTCAGGAAACCACATTAAACGGCAAAGAGGGAAATCCTCCAATGCCAGTGGGTTTTGCGGCCACAGGCATTCTCTTTGGCATCACCTTAAACTGGGGTTACCCGGAAGGTGCTGAGGATGCGCTAAAAACCGAGATTGAATATAGCCTGTCTGCTAATGGTACTGACGCCATGTTGTTGAGTGATGTACCTCATCCACAGCGGAACTACACTATGCAGGGGTTAAGGGCAGGGCAGGTGTTCTGGTTCCGCGCGCGGATAGTAGATAAATCCGGTAATCAGTCTCCGTGGATAGATTGGGTTCGTGGCATGTCCAGCACTGACACAAGCGCTATTCTCGAAGCTATTGGTGATGATTTCATTAATAACACCGTGGCGGGTCAGCAACTGCTTAACGATGATTTTATGAATGCCGAAGGTATTCTCGAAACAGCAAAGGCCAATAACGCCAGCATCTGGCAGCAGTGGGCGCAATACGGAGAGAATAAAGCCGGTGTTATCCACTTAACGACCACGGTTGCCGATGCTGAAAGAGCATTTGCTGAGTTTGAAACCCTTGTTACAGCAACATTTGAAGACCAGACCGCAGCGATAGACCAAAAAATGACGGCCGTTGTTGATGCTGATGGTGCTAGCGCAACATACAGCTTAAGAGCTGGTCTGAATTACAACGGTCAGTTTGTTAGTGCTGGCATGGTCATTGGCGCTGAGTTTATTAATGGGGTCGCTAAGGCGTCGATAGGATTTAATGCTGATAGCTTCATCTTGTTAAGCGGACCAGAGGGAAATAAATTCTCTCCTTGGGCTGTTGTAAATGGTCAAACATTTATCGCAAATGGGTTTATTCAAGATGGCTCTATTACTAATGCCAAAATAGGTAACTATATTCAGTCAGAGAATTTTGTTGCTGGATCAGTTGGGTGGTCAATAAATAAAAATGGCAATGCTGAATTTAATAATGCAACGTTCAGAGGTAATGTGACTATGGATAACACTACAAATGGAATTAGGACAGTTATTAATTATCTCGGTCAGCGAACGTATCATGCCAATGGTCAGGCGGCGATAATAATAGGGTATTTCTAATGGCTGAGCCTATTTTATATATTTCCCCTAGTGATGGTGGGAAGGGTATTTACATGACATCAGGAACCCGGCTACTCAAGTTTCTGGGTAATTATGATACATTGGGAACGGGAAATCCGCCGTCAATCATACTGAATGGCTACACTGGAGGTCAGCTATATCTGGTTCCAACTTCGTTTGGAGGAGTTTCCATCCCAGCAGGGTCGGCTAGCGCATATGCGTGGTACGTCACCGGGTATTCAATGAGTGGTAATCGTATCACCTTTACCACTTCAAATAATAATATGGGGTGGGCGACATTTTCAGCTTTTGAAATTCCAAACTCACCAGCATTCGGCACTTACGGATTATTTCTGCAAAATTCGGCTAATTTCATGGCTATATCTGATGCGTCGGTATTGGGTTTTTGCACATGGAGAGGGCAGGTAACTATATCGTCAGATTGGCAAGTCCCTGCTGGAATTCCGAACCGAGATAACGCTATTGTATTTGCTAACTGGGCTGATCCTAATGTGTCGTTATTGTATGACGCCCCAAGTAAGAATATCCACTGCTTTGCTATAAACTCTACAGGTTCAACAGGCAATGGATCTGTTGTTGCGAATGTTTGCATTTTTACCACGGGTTTCTTCCCCGAGCCACCAAGCCCCGGTACTGCTGGACTTGCTATATTCAATACCTCAGGACAATGTACGTTCTCATCTCGATACCCACCTTTAATATTGGCTAATACAACTCAATTGAGTTCTACGCCTAACGCGTGGGTGGACACCGTAATAGCCAGACCCATGATCCCCTTACCCAGCCTTGGGGGTCTCCCTGCGGGGAATGAGCAAAGTGGAGGTTACAGAGGTTGGTATCGCACCGCTATGCGGATGTCTGGTTCTAGCATCACAGCTGGCCAAGGCGCTTATGTAAATAGCGTACCGATTAATGACAATAAATATGGTAATAGCCCACTGGCTTTACCCATATTGAATACAGATACTTACTTTTAAAATCAATAGGAATGTAACTATGGCTTGGTATAGGTCAGGTACGGTCACGGCTACGGCCGGACAAAATGTAATCACGGGAACGGGAACTCAATGGGCTAATAACGTAATGGGGGTAGCCCCAGGACAGGCGCTAATTGTGCCACGGCCTGACGGAAATACATTAATCTATGAAATACTGGCAGTAGATAGTGATACCAAAATAAGAATTAACGGGAATGTAGTTGATGCATTAACTTCATCTAATTATGGAATTCAAACAAGTGTATCTAATTCATATTCGGCGCTAGCACGTGAAACATCAGCTCAATTAGCTTTGTATCAGCAACTATTACAAGACTGGCAACAGATAACTACTGGAACGGGTAATATCACCATTATAGCACCAGATGGTACTGAGGTTGTTATTCCTTCATTGGCTCAATTATCACAAGATATAAGTAATAAAATTAGCCAACAGCAATTATCTGTGATTGGTATTGGATTGCTGAATCAGTCCGATATTGCCAATTTCGATTGGCAAAACTTTGTATTCACGGCAGGTGCTAATTACGTCACTACCTATAACACATGGGTAAATCCTCCAGCAGGAATAACCTATAACGCAGGCACTCGCGTAAGCATTCGAGTGATTTATATTTCTAATATCGCTGCTGGGCCTAGAATGGGATTAGAAATAACGCCAGATACCAACTCAGCAGCTAACTTTAAAGTTTATAAACTGCTGTGTGTAGGGGCGGCAGGTTCAAGGGTATTTACTTTTAATCAAGATTGGAACTCAGCTATACCCATACCTATCACCGGCGGGGGGACTGGCGCAACTACTTTAGCAGGTGCTCAATCTGCGCTTGGAATAGTTACTGATGCTTTCGGTGCCGGCCAGGTTAGTGGAACACCTTGGGTGAATATGACGTTATATAATGGCTGGACAGTTCTTGGCGCGAATAATAGATGTCGGTATAGAAAAGTGCTTGGAATGGTGTTTATGGAATTTGCTGCTGCGGGAGGAACTGTTTCTACTATCACTACCTTACCTGTCGGATACCGCCCATTAGTCAGTGTTATTGCTCCTGCTGTTGGGACTCCCGCCTCAATTTCCAGCATATCTCCTCGACTAACAATTGACGCCGCTGGCGGAGTTACTGCTGATGGTTATGCGGCAGGTTCTCCAATTACCGCTGTTTTTTGTTTCTCATTGCAATAGGATTACTCATGAAATTAAATATTTTAGATGTCCAAGGGTTTTATATTGGTGATTATGTAGAAGGTGACTTGCCTGATAACTGGACGTCAGATTTGCTGGGTAATGGCTACTATAAAGCCCAGTATCAGGGGGCAGTTAAGAACGATGAAACAGGTGAATGGACAGTCGGGAAATGGGTGGAAACTAGCGGCCCATCACCTGAAGATATCGAGAAAGTAAAAGAGTCACTTATTGCCGCTGCAAACGCAGAAAAAACAACACTCATGTCTCATGCGTCCGTCATGATCGGCGCATTATCAGATGAAATTGAGGGACTGGAAGATAACGATGATGTTGTGCCGGATAAACTGCGCACTGATTTGAAAGCGTGGAAGCAATATCGAGTTAAGGTGAAAAACGTCGATGTTTCACTTGTGCCGGATATTGAGTGGCCGACAGCGCCGGAGTGATGGGAGGGCAGGGATGCCTATGAGGTGGGGGTGGGGCGGAAATGGGACGTTGAGTCTAATTTACTGTAATCATGTTTAACCAAGTTTGCGCAAGTTGGGACGTGTGATCGACGGCTGGCGCGGTATCTAGTTGGTTTTAAAGGTAGATCTAGGAACTTCTAAGCCGTAGGTCACAGGTTCGAGCCCTGTAGGGCGTACCATCTATACTTCTTCTGCCGTCTATCTAAGTCTACTAATCCCTTATATAATCAGCCTCTCTGACAATTCCTAGCATCCCAACGTCTACCTACATCCACTGCAATCAACAACAAAGTGGGGGTACTATTGGGGGTATGTCTAGGTTCAATGAAGTGAGATACCCCCACATGAAATTGAACGCCCGACAAGTCGATACGGCAAAGCCAAAAGAGAAACCTTATAAGCTATCTGATGGCGGTGGATTATTTTTGTTAGTCAAAACTACTGGTTCACGTTGTTGGCGGCTGAAATATCGGATCGCCGGTAAAGAAAAATTGCTAGCATTTGGGGTCTATCCTGATATCACTCTTGCTGAAGCTAGAGCAAAAAGAGATGAGGCTAAGCGTATACTTGCAGTGGGCGGCGACCCTGGTGAAGAAAAAAAAGTAGAAAAACAAACCAGAAAAGTCAGCATTGATAACACGTTCGAAGCTCTTGCCAGAGAATGGCATGCCTATAAAAGGCCCAATTGGTCCAAAGGTTATGCTGATGATTTAATGGAGTCGTTCGAAAAAGACATATTCCCTTACGTTGGTAAACGTCCAATTGCCGAAATCAAACCTCTAGAAATTCTCGAAACCCTACGCAAGTTAGAAAAGCGCGGCGTCCTCGATAAAATGCGTAAGATCCGTCAGGCATGCAGCCAAACTTTCCGTTATGCAATCGTAACTGGCAGAGCAGAGAACAATCCAGCAAGTGAACTAGCTGGCGCTCTGGCTGTTCAGAAGCATACACATTACCCCCACCTCTTAGCGAACGAGCTTCCCGCATACCTTAATGCTCTCAACGCCTATAGCGGCAGTACAGTCACTCGAATAGCAACACGGCTCCTTATGCTTACCGGTGTTCGTACAACTGAACTACGGGCTGCTGAGTGGCTAGAATTTGACTTGGACAAAGCCGTCTGGGAAGTTCCCACCGCCAGAATGAAAATGCGTCGTCCTCACTTGGTTCCCTTGTCAGAGCAAGTTTTGGCATTACTGCGTCAATTACATGAGATTACTGGGCGATTTAAACTGGTATTCCCCGGTCGTAATGACAGCTTAAAGCCAATGAGCGAAGCCAGTATTAATCAGGTCATAAAACGTATTGGTTATCATGGTAAAGCCACTGGTCACGGTTTTCGGCACACTATGAGCACCATTTTGCATGAGCAGGGGTTTAATACTGCGTGGATAGAAACACAGTTGGCCCACGTGGATAAAAACAGCATTCGTGGTACTTACAATCACGCCCAGTATCTGGATGGCCGCAGGGAAATGCTTCAGTGGTATGCCGACTATATGGATTGCAGAGAACGTCAGTCGAAAGATTAGTTATTAGGTAAAACTCTTCCGTGAGGAATAAAAAAGGGTCGGTTCAGTAGGTTCAGTCGGTTCAATATTTTAGTTTGTTGATTTATAGGTTAATTAATTCATTTTTTGAACCGACCCTGAACCGACTTTAGGCCATTTGAACCGACCCTAATCGCGTTATCTCCCGAAAACCTGGCTTTTTCTCAGCTAAATCACCCTAAATATGCCATTGATCAGCTGAAATTGTTCACCACAGTTTGATGTGAAAATGTGAAGTGATGCTGTGCATCGATAGGGTGGGTGCTGGACGAGTATACAGTGGTGATTTATAGTAGACCTCAAGAGAATAAGGCTATGCCTAGGCTGATCCCCGAAAACCAGTGCACCTCTACTGGCTGGCATAGTTCCCAGACTAATGAGGGTATGAGGTGGTGTATGGGGAAGGCGATAAAAAAAGAACTATCGTGGTTCAATATGAAAAATTATGCGTTTTTGCATAACTTAACGTTAATGGACCTGATTAAAGAACTGGAGTGGAGAGATTTTTTATTCCGTCACCTAGATGATGACTCGGATATTTTTGAGCATGAATATGAAATAAAATATAATAGGATTTTCAGTGGTGACCCTAATATTGAAGTCCTTAGCCAAGAAGAGTTGGAGACTGAGGAGCTAATTCACCACATAGGCGAACAGGCCCCTTCTTTAAGAAATATGTATGGAGAGTTACCGAGACTCTCTTCAAGAGAGGGAGTGAGTCCAGTTACATTCACGGAACTATCTATGTACTCGTTTGCTGCTATTAAGCAGGGATTTTTTAAAAGAGATGAAGAAAATACCTACATAAAATCTAATGCGATGCTTGCAAGTGTTACTGGTAATATTGATGCTTGTTTTAGTAATAGTGTTCTAACTTCAATTGATTTGGATGATGCCACTGATGATGAAATTATCACTAGTATGATGCATCTCCTCCCTCTATGGAGGGCTCAGTTATCTCTCCCTGAAAAAGACCATGTGGCACCAAAAAGAATTGGTGTAAAAACGTTGCAAAAACTAATTTCTAACAGGGTTATTCCCATACTTGATCTACTTCTCTGGGGCAAAGTGTTCGGTAAAGAAATAACCAATCCTATGATATCTTTACTAGTTTTTGATGATGACCCTAAGGACACTCAAGCGATAAAAGAGTCTATAAAGCCATTTGCACTAGAGGCAATGGGAGATAAATATACTCGCCTACTTCGCTTGCATATTAATAAAGATAAAGAGCTAGTCTCGACAAAAATTTCAGAACTAATGCGTAGAGATTTGTAATGAGAAAAAATCTACGAATTTAGATTTAATTAAAAATCGAGGTTTTTTCATGAATGTTTTTTCTAATGAAAATAAATGAATAAATCTCGAAGTAAATTATTTTTTTAATTTCAGCTTATTATATTTTTTCTTGTGATTAAAGTATCTCCTGTACACCAAGGTATATAACCGACCATTACTGAAAACAGGGGTTATTATGTCACAATCACTTATCCGCCTATCAGAAGTCCAACGCCGCACTGGTTATAGTAAGGCTTGGCTTTACCGCCTTATCAGCCAGAATCGATTTCCTCAATCGATTAAAATCGGCACCCGTTCTATTGCCTTCGTTGAAAGCGAAATTGACGAGTGGATCAACCAACGCATCGCTGAATCCCGCAAAGAGGTCGCCTAATTAAGCATATAGGGTGTGCATTTGTTGCGAGTATTTGCGTTAGGTTTAATCCAACATTTGATTTGCGTCGCTACAGACACCAAACGATTTAACGAAGGGTAATTCAACATGAAAAAATTAAATGCCTTAATTGGCAGCACCCAAACTCAGCCTAAAATAGTACTCAGCGGTATTAACGTTAATGGCTTGCCTATCGAGTTTGTAGATCAATGGACAGAGTATTGGACTAAGCAGAGTTTCGCTATTTCTGTCCCTGCCAATATTCGTCGCCAGTATTATCCCGATGATTCAGCGTTCAGTGTAGCCATGCACAAAGCTGGCTATGTGCCGGTTCGTACTCGGAAGCTGACAGGGAAAGACGGACGATTCTGGTTGTATCGAGTAACCGGCAAAGATAAGGGGGTTGTCGCACCAGTTCCCGCTAATAGCAAGGCTTGTGGCCTATTTGTGCAGGTGTCACATAAGCCTCGATATGGTTATAACGAGGTCGCTTTAGATGGAAAATTACTTCATGTATACGGTGACCACATCCGCTTACTGACTAAAAAGCGGGTTCGTGTGAATGGTAAGCAGGTTCAGGGCTACACAGCTAAAGGCCTGCGTGTGGAGGTGGTGGCATGATGCCCACAACTCAAGCCGCCACCCTGAACCGACTATCTTTGAGCGAGTCGGATACTAACCTGATAATTTCGGGTCAGTTGCAAAAAATTTTGCAGGTGACTTTCGGTTACTTACAAACAGCCCCAGCAATTTCGGTTCTGTTGAAGGGCGGTAATAGTAACGCTCAAAATTTAAACTACGAAACTTGCGTAGTTCCTGATGCAAGCAATCTATACCAATCTCCAAAATTTAATGGAGATTGCTACTCAGCCAAATATTCGGCTCAGAAAACGCCGCTCAAAAACGGCAATTCACCGAGTTTACCGGCACACCGTAACCTGTTGATTAAACTTAATTGTGCTGAAATGGAATTAGCTAACTCATTGATTCTTTCGAGGAACGCACAGTCCGTTTGTCGGGAAATCAAAGGCGAACAGTGTTCGGGTTCGGCTGAACATTACCGTTACTCAGGTTCGTCCGAATATAAACATTGCTTAGGTTCGGTAGTCATTCGAAACGGATGTAACAATGAAAATCAGCAAGTTACAGGCAAAGAAAAGGGAGGCACTGAGAATACCGCCCTTTGTGGTTATGGTTTTTTCCATCATGAGGAAAATCAACATGTTGCAGCGCGGCAGGATTTGCAGCTAGTTAGAAACTATTCGCAAAACCCACACATGCTAAATGATTACTCAAATCTGAGTCATGAGGAAAATCAACATCTTGCAGAACAGCATGTTCGTACCTGCGAAATTTTAGTAGGTCAGCCCTTTGGCTCAATTTCTCGTTGCTTAAGTTCCTTTCTAATTATGCGCTTTATCCAAGCAGCTAACGATTCATCGCCGTCCTGTCGCTGGGCTTCTTCCATTAAATCTCGCAGTTCAGGATCTAGTCGAAATTGGAATGGTGGATTGCCACGTCTTTCATTTTTGTGTGTTGACACGTTAAGTACACCCGATGTAATGTGTTTGTGTGTGATGACACATTACATGCACATGAATGAAAAGGCAACGCCCCGGAGTGCGGAAACACTACCGAGGCGTCTTACCACCAACGATAGATTAGATATCGAGGCAGCTATGTTAAATCATACCCCAACTCGCTTTAAATTTCTCTTTCTCGCCGTGTGCCGTTCTGACCTGAACGCCAAGCCGCACCGTGAATCAGTCACTGCCCATTCCGAACAAGACGCCCGCCGCTCCCTGGCTGGTCAGTTTGTACTTTCCTTTGCTGGCCGCATTCCTGCACAGGGGGTATGCAATGCTTAAAAAATACCGTGTTGAATTTAGCGCATTAGACGCTGCTGGTGGTGCTCTCAAACTGTCATGGTGTGGTGAAGCTGAAAGCCTTGATAAAGCATCTGCCACTGTTCTCTTGGGGGCTACAGAGCGCCGGTTAAGCAACGTTCAGATCACCAGCATCATGCAGCTCCTTGATGAGGATGATATCTACCCACCTTCATACAAAGAAACTCAAGCCCTGATTGCTGAACTGATGGGCAGCCATGGTAAGCCAATCCCTGACACCAGCGAGAATGTATCCCGCACTCGGTTACTTCGCGTTAAAGAAGGTCTGCTTCATTTGTTGACGGTTGTTATTCCTCTGATTGAGAACGAGCAGCAACGATTGCAGGTGTATTGGTGGGCTGAGGCGGTACATAACATCGTGCAGTTTGAAGAGCTTGACGCGAAAAATGAGCAGGGGGTGTGCAATGTCTAAAAAAACTGAGTTAACTCTGGTCGCGGCCAAAGATTTGCAGGTTATTGAGTATCGCGGTCAGCGTGTGGCAACCACCGAGCAGCTTGCGGCTGGGTATGGTACTGATGTCGAGAATATTCGTCGTAACTTCAACCGCAACAAATCCCGCTTTATTGAGGGGAAGCATTATTTTCAGATCACTGGCACTGAGCTTGAAAATTTGCGCGGGTCTTTAAGTCCTGCACAAATTTCCAGCAAAACGCGCAGCCTTACTTTCTGGACTGAGCGCGGCGCTGCCAATCACGCGAAGATGTTAGAAACCGATCAGGCGTGGGAATACTACAACGACCTCACCGAGTTTTATTTTTCTCGACGTGATGCATTGCCAGCACCTGCAACTATTCCCGACCTCAGTCGCTTGGAAATCCTTCAACTGGCTATCGACTCCGAGCAAGGCCGTTTAGCTGAAAAGCAACGCGCCGACAAAGCTATTCGTACCAAAGGACAGATTAGCCGTAAACGTGAAGCCAGCGCCCTCGGCAAACTAAGCGCAGCCACTCGCAAATGTCGTGTACTGGAAGAACGGCTGGGGGAAAGTACAAAGCATGCCACGGTGAAAGCTGTAGAAAATGTGACTCACCAGAAGTTTGAATGGCGTCCATTGCGCAAATGGTGTCTTGAAAATGGCTTTAAACCGGAGATGGTGCCTGATCCACAGTATGGCTCTGTAAAATCATGGCCTCGCGAAGCATGGCTGGCAGTACATAGCATCAATCTGTCCGATGTTATGGGGGTGACTCATGAATAAATTAGCGCCCTGCGAAGTTTCCGATCTTCTCAGTCAAATTGCTTCAATTTTAAAAGTCAGTTCAATGCTGATTGCTAGTGAGGATGGTAACGACACGGGTTATGAACTTCTTTGGATCGCTCAGGAACGCGCTGAAAAAGCGGCGAAAAATATCGAGGGGGTGAATTATGCGCGAACCGCTGCCAAATGATCGTTACAAAGACAGTCATGGCTCATTGATCACTGTTGATAATGTTGCCTTTAATCGCGTTACTTTTAGCCGTGACGGATATTCATCGCCCTGCATTATGCCACTGGCGCGGTTCGTTGCTGAATTTACCTTTATCGGGAGAGCATAACCATGAAAGCCAGTGAATCAGTACCTCTGGATATTGCCACGCATAAGGCTGGTCAATTAAATGCTCTCTTGCTGTTGATGTTTGAATCCAATGTTGAATTAGATACTACTGACGAAAAGGAATTACTAGGTCTAGCACTGGATCTCGCCGGGCCAGTTGCGGTTCATTTGCTTGAGCGGGAGGCCGGACAAAATGGAGCGCCTTGATATAGCCAGTAGCTAAATGCCCTGTATTTAATTAGTTAGCATTCCAACATCTAAAAAATAACAGCCGTCAGGCTGGGGACTCGCTCGGCCTGATGAAAGGAAAGGATATATTTATGACGAACCTGAATCATTCAATCGAATTAAATCGTAAACATATTGCAGTGGCATTTATCGCTTATTGTCAGAAACGAAATAGAGGCGAATCCATTGCCAATGTCATTATTAATTCTAGAAAGGTTGTTGTTCTGGAAAATTTAACTGAGGCAGCAATTTGTAATTGCCTAATACATTCTCTGGAAGTGCTTTGTTTTCAGGAATTCGGGCGTGATGACGGTTCTCGGATCCTTGTGGAAACCTACACTCAGATGCTGAGTAAAGATAACAGTAAATTGACACCGCACGGCGTCGAGACAATGACGGAAGTCATGAAGGCTACGGTCGTAGAGACTTTGGCTAATCCTCATGATAACCGGCATGGGCTGGTATTCAGTCAGGACGGTGCAGCATGAAACCTTCCATCGACATGATCCGTGAAGTGACGGCTCAGGCCACCCACCACTGGCGCGATATTCTTGGTTATCTTGGTATTGATGTACCAGAACGACCTCGTGACCATTCTGCTTGTCCTGCATGCGGCGGCAAAGACAGATTCCGATTTGACGATCAGGACGGACGTGGGACTCATTTTTGCAATCAGTGTGGTGCCGGTGATGGGCTTGAGCTGGTACAAAAAGTTAAGCAATGTACCTCCACTGAGGCGGCGATTATGGTCGCTGATGCGCTGGGAATGGCTCTGAACTCACCCATGCCGGTATCCACTAAGCCTGTAAAACAACCCGCACAGCCAGACATACCAATAGCGAATAAGGTTGCGGAGCTGGTGGCGAAAACGGTATCAGGCGAATCTCACTACCTACTTAATAAGGGGCTTCCAAGCCCCTCCCAAGCCCTATTGAGTGACGGTTCTTTGTTACTGGTACTGCAAACGATGGAGGGCGTGATAACGGGTGCACAGGTGATTAAGTCTGATGGCACCAAACGTCTGATATCTGGAACCATCAAAAAAGGTTCATTCATTCCCGTCAGATTCCCGCCGATATCGAGTAATGAGCCGGTTGTAACGGTACTTATCGCAGAAGGTAACGCAACCGGCGTTACCGTTTCGTTATTGAGTGATGGGGTTGTACTGGCGGCCATTGATGAAGGGAACCTGATCCATATAGCGAAAGCATGTCGGGAACGTTGGCCTGATGCGAAAATTATCATTGCTGCTGATAACGACATTAAACCCGGTGAAAAGAATGTCGGGAAAGAATCTGCTGAGAAAGCGGCTACTGCTGTGAATGGTTGGGTTGCCTTACCACCAACAGATCATAAGGCCGATTGGGATGATTATCGCCAGCAGTATGGGCTGGACGCCAGCATTACCGCGTTTGCTGATTCGCTATATCAGCCACATATATTGGCAGAAGAGGAGCCTCCGGTAACGGAGCCTCAGGATGTCAGACGTCCATATGTCGATGAGCGTAAAGGTGGCATGTATTGGGTTGAACCCAAACTGGATAAAAGTAACGGCAATATTACGGAAAGAGAAAGCTGGCTGAGTGACCCGATATCCGTTGCGGGGATAGGTGAAGATGATAACGAACGGTACCTGATCCTCTGTTGGACGCCGGAGGGTAGCAATACCGAACGTTCAGAAGCTTTACCCATGCGTGATATTGGCGAACGGGAAGGTTGGTCGCGGCTGCGGGCTGGTGGTTTGTCTATCACAGCTAAAAGTGGGTTACGGGCAATACTGGCTGATTATCTGCAACGTAGTGGAGAGCGGCAGCTTTGGACAGTTGCCAATGCTACTGGCTGGCAGTGTGGGGCATACATTATGCCGGATGGTTCGGTGATTGGGTCGCCTGCAACCCCTGTACTCTTTAATGGCCGTTCATCGGCGGCAAAAGGCTACACCACTAAAGGTACGCCAGAGAGCTGGCGCAGTAACGTGGCAAAACTCGCTCGAGGCAACCCCTCCATGATGTTGGGTATTGCCTGTGCCTTTGCTGCTCCGCTCATTGGTCTGGCTGGTGCGGATGGTTTTGGTGTTCATTTATTCGGTGGCTCCTCCGCAGGTAAAACCACGACGGGTAACGCGGCTACCACTGTTTATGGTGAACCCGAAGCACTGAAGCTCACTTGGTACTCAACAGCATTAGGGCTGGTGAACGAAGCAGCAGCACATAACGATGGATTTATGCCTCTGGATGAAATAGGGCAAGGCAGCAATAAGAAGGCTGTTGCTGATGCTGCTTACGCTTTATTTAACGGTGTCGGCAAAATTCAAGGGGCCAAGGAGGGCGGTAATCGGGATGTGAAACGTTGGCGAGCAATGGCATTCAGTACCGGTGAAATCGACCTTGAGAGTTATATCCGAGCGGATGGAGGCAAAGTAAACGCGGGTCAACTGGTGCGGCTATTAAATGTACCGATTTCCAAGGCCACGGAATACCACGGCTACAAAGATGGTAAAGCCCATGCAGATGCTATGCGGGATGCCTGTAAAGACCACTTCGGTGCGGTAGGGCGAGCATGGATTAAGTGCTTAGCCAGCCAGAAAGAGGCAGCGGCGCAAGCTGTCAGGGATGCGGAACGTCGATGGATTGCGTTATTGCCCGATGAAGCCAGTGAACAGGTACGCCGTGTGGCGTCGCGGTTCGCCATATTGGAAGCCGCCTTGCTCCTTTCTAAGCACCTTACCGGCTGGATTGAGCAGGAGTGCCGTGACGCTTTACAGCATGGATTTAATGCATGGGTAAATGATTTTGGTATGGGGAACCGAGAGTCAAAAGCATGGGCGGAACAGGCTGAATCTTTCTTACAGCGCTTCGGTTATAGCCGTTATTTACCCCATCCTGAAACAGACCCTCGAGATCTACCAATCAAGGATTTGGCGGGATATCGGGAGAAAAAGCAGGGACTCGACACATTGGTATTCCATACCTTCCCGTCAGTGTTTCGCGACGAGATAGCCGTAGGAGCTAATGCAGTGGCTTTTGCTCAGGTTCTGGCAGATGCCGGTATGTTGGATAAACCGAGCAAGGGGATCACCAAGAAAACGCTCAGAATTGACGGTAAGCAACCCCGTTTTGTGGTGCTCATGATGCCTGATGACTTGGAGGAATAAGCAGATCGCCTCCATTTGAACTGACCTGAATCGGATTAATCATTCTCTCTGGCGGGGTATGACACCGAGGCCCTGACAGAGAGTAAAAGAATACGGGGTATGCACATCATGAGAATGACCAAAGAATTACGTGCTGAAGTCTTTCGGCTTAAACAGTCAGGCATTGGCTATAAACGGATAGCTGACATGACTAACTTGAATTTGAGTACGGTCAAAAGCGCCTGTAAGCGGTCAGGATTATTCGCTGATAATCCCGAACATACAGCGATGTTTACGATACCAGAGAAGCAATACAGCACAGCACTTATTGTGCCAAAGCCGTTACCCGTGCAGCGGCGTATTACGGGAGACAGGCAGACTGATGCCTATTTGTGGGTGTTGGAGGTTATTAATACCGGCGAACCGGGACATATTGCGGCGGCAGAGGAAGCCTTGCACAAGCTGACTATCTCCCCCAAAGATGCTCGTGATAATTACACCCGTTATCTGGAGGCGAATGGTGCGGGATGGACTGCCAGTTTTTCCACAATGATGATGGGCGACCCGCAGCATTATATAGATAGGGCCAGAACCCAATTTACCCGTGCAGCAGAGGTCAGGGGGGCATTTGGCAGCTATGAAGCTGCATTGGAACCTACCAAAGCTGAACAACTCATGGAGATGGCCTGTGGTGATATTTATGATAATGATTTTGGCTGGACACCTAAGGAAAAAAAGAAGGGATGTATTGAGGGTGAGCGAGTTACTGAGGTATGGGACCTGCGAGCGCAAGCGTCAAAGGGTTTCGCTGGGGTTTTACCAGAGCCTCATACACTGTCTGATGTTGTAAGAGAATTTCAGTATTGGCAATGGTTATATACGGTGCGTAATGCTGCTTGCAAAGAAATGGACCCAGGTGGATATGGTTATGATTGTGACGGCCCTATATCAGACCGTGAAACCTATCTTGATAAGAAACTTGAAATCATCCGCCCTCGCCATCAACGAGAAGCACTAGAAGTATTGAAGTGGTATTTGCAAAGTGAGCGACATCAGAGTTTTTCAGGCTCAGATAATGATGCGGTATATCTGAATTTGATAGGCGTGCATATAGGGGATGCGTTGATAGATAATTAAATAATGATATCAACATCGCCTAACGTGCTGCTATTGTGGCTGATATTGGTGTTATTATGTCTTTTCTCGTTACGACTTATGGTAATATATCTACATAGCTAATCAATATAAATAGTGAGTCGTATATTAAATACGGCTCGCTTTTTTATTGGGTAACGTTCAGAGATTCAGAGGGGTATCCATAATATGCGTGATATTCAATTGGTATTAGAACGCTGGGGGGGTTGGGCAGCAAATGAAGATAGCGGCGTAGGTTACTCCCCCGTTGCAGCAGGATTTAAAGGTCTGTTACCCAGTACCACAAAATCACGATTGTCGTGCTGTGATAACGATGGGTTATTGGTGGATGCTGCCGTAGGCCGACTGAAGAAAGCTGGGCGAGATGAAGATTATAACCTGATAGAACAGCACTACAAAAAAGGGATATCAAAATCTGCAATTGCTCGGAAACAGAAATGTTCTGAGGGGAGGATTAGATTAAAACTCATGATGGCCGAGACGTTTGTTGATGCTTGCCTGCTGATGGCAGGGGCAAAGTTAGAAATGGATGAGTGGACTCATAAATCTGAAGTGGAAAAAATTGCATAAAAAGCTATTCGTAACGAGTTTTGCCTATTATTGTGTTAAGAGTGGTTACTTTGTCACGTAGCTTACACAATCAAAAAGACCTCGCTTCGGCGGGGTTTTGTCGTTTATGGAGGGCTGAAAAATGCTGTAGCTAAACGGTTAGGCCGCAGCCGAAAGGCAATGCAGCAGTAATGATGCTGCCCTGAGTCGTCTAATGGCGAGCCTGTGTAGTGATGGGTCAAGGTTCTTAGATTAAAACCAGCTCCGGTACTCCAGAACGATCGCCAATCGTTTGCCGGTTAGAGGTGAGGGATTCATGAGATACCCCTGACTACGAACTCAAGGGCATGAGCGCGGCCACTGCGAGAAGTGGCGGTTTTTCTACATTCGACTGGGCATCACTGAATAACGGGTTCATATCCCAATCTATTCAGGACATTGTTGCAGCAATGGTTGGTGCTCAGCCGAATGTGGTGAATGCGTAGACTGATGCGCGTAGTGCTGGACTACTGGCAAAGGGCCATAAACCAAGCTGACACCGACGCCAATGCCGGAGAGCAGACCCGGCCACCACAGAACAATTTTCAGGCCACCTATCAGGTGGCCTTTTCCGTTTTAGCCCATCAGTCATCCAATCAACTCCACACACATTACTGCTAATGAGTGGCTGCGCTGGTGGGCTAAATCCCCACATATAAGGAAACCATCATGTCGGAACCGATCACCAGCACCGGAGCCGCCACTGCAACTGTAACTGGCGTTACTTTCATCGGGCTGTTATCGGGGCTGGATGCTGGTGTTGTGGTGGGCGCTTTTGCTGGTGCCGCTGTATTCGTGTTATCTGCCTCAGACTTTTCTCTCTTTAAAAAGCTGTTCTTGTTTGGCCTGTCTTGGGGCACTGGCGTGTTATCAGCCCCTTTCATTACCTCGTTTATTAACTTTCTGACACCGCGCGAAGTACAAGCCGCTGAATCGGTGGGGGCAATGGTTGCAGGTGCTGTTGTCATACGTCTCTTGATGTGGGCAAACAAAGAGTCAAAAAATCCCGGCGACATTATTGACCGCTTTAGAAGTGGTAGGGGAAAGCCAGATGAATAATTATCTGCTGACACTTGATGCTATTGCCTGTGCGGTGATAGCCGTCCGATTATTTGCTTACCGCCGACATGGTGCCACTTATCGACCGATAGCCTCATTCTTTGCTTATGGCCTGATGGTTGCCAGTGCTTCAGTCACTATCAGGATCTTAACGGGCGATTACCACCACGCCGACTGGTCCGAAACTCTTATCAATATCAGCATGGCTGTGGCAATTGTTGCCGCTGGTGGGAATGTCATGCACTTTGCTAAACCAGTGAGAATAAAACCATGACCCCTTATCAATTCAGAATGGTGGCTAACATCAGCGCCGAGCTTGCTGCGCGTTGGATTCAGCCAATGACCTTGGCAATGAAAGAGTTTGATATCACTACCCCAGTACAGCAGGCGATGTTTATTGCTCAAGTGGGCCATGAGTCGGCCAGCTTCACGCTGCTGGTGGAGTCGTTCAATTACAGCGTCAACGGTTTGATGGCGACGTTCGGCAAGCGGCTGTCTGCTGATCAGGCTTCGGCACTGGGCCGCCTGACAGGTGAAAAGTCAGTGCCTGTGAATCGGCAACGAGCTATCGCCAATTTAGTCTATTCAGGCCGCATGGGTAATAAAGCTGTAGATGATGGGTGGAAGTATCGCGGTCGCGGCTTAATTCAGGTTACAGGGCTAGATAACTACCGGGCATGTGGTACTGCGCTGAAACTGGACCTAATCAGCAATCCCGATCAGCTGCTGACGGATTTAAATGCTGTTCGTTCCGCTGGCTGGTTCTGGCAATCCCGCAAGTGTGGTCAATATGCTGATGATATTCAGCGTGTCACTCAGCTGATTAACGGCGGCAATAACGGTATCAATGACCGTAAGGCGCGGTTTGAACTGGCTAAACGGGAATTGCAGATATGACTACTTGGCGCGCGGCGCTGGTGGCGTTAATGGCTACCGCGTTCCTTTTTCTGCTCCTGAATCGTAATCACCTCGCAAACAGGGTGGATAAAACAGAGGCGGAGCTGGTGATCGAGCGAGCTACTAATGTTTCGCTGGGCAATATCATTGATGTCTATCAGGTGAATGATGCCGCTAACCGCACAGCCACCGCCCGCCAGTTAGATAACGAGAGGAATTTACGCAATGACAGTGACAAACGACTCAGGCGGTTCAAGGCGGCGGGTGATGGTGATTCGTGCATTGATAGCCGGATGCCTGATAGCAACATTAGCATCCTGCAAGAGTAGCCCACCAGCCCCCAGAACAGCAGAATTAATCCAGTTGTGGCCCCCTGAATCAGCATTGACTGAATGCGAGGTGCCGGAGTTCGTCGGTACCACTTGGGGCGATAGTGGGCTGTATGCGCTGGCTCTGAAGCGTGAGCTGCGGATTTGCAAGGGGCGGCTCGATGAGGTGATTAAGTGGCAAAGGGATAATGCTCGGTAAATGTAGTTGATAACACTATATATTTACGGTGCATTGGGTAGAATGTAACCATTAACGTATATAGGGGGATGAAATGTCAGAAATGAATTATGAAGCCATTGGGCGATGTAAAATCCTCAATGAAAAGATCAAAACGCTCCACGCAGAACGAATGAAGGCCATTGGTGATCTTCGTGCCGCTGTCTATGCCCTTCATCAGAAGGGAAATATTAACCTTGTTCCGCCTGAGATTGTTGAGTTTTCCCCTCAGGTGCTTACCGATCTCGTTGAGAGTGTTGGTCGTTACGATGGTGAGCTAATGCGAGCGGTTCACGAATACAATAATTGGAGTGTAGAAGCTGGCGAAAAGTCAGTGAAGCTAATCAAGCTGGACTGAGCATTTCAATAAAGCTAAATCAAGAGCCTCGGCATAGTCCGGGGCTTTTCTATTTGAGGTATAGCTATGCCACCCAGAATACCGCGCGCCTGTCGTAAGCATGGGTGCCGCAACACTACGACTCACAGTTCTGGTTATTGTCCTGAACATCAGAATACCGGATGGGAGAACCACCAGCAGGGTAAGACTAGGCATGAGCGTGGTTATGGTGCCAATTGGGATAAGCTGAAGCCGCTGATAAAAGCCAGAGACAAAGGGCTGTGCCAACAGTGTCTGCGTGAAGGTCTGGTTGTATCGGGTACAACGGTCGATCACATCAAGGCTAAGGCTCATGGCGGAACTGATGACCCGTCGAACCTTGAGTTGCTGTGCTGGCCTCACCATCGGAAGAAGACTGCGACCGAACGAATCAAGTGATAATGATTATCAACATCATCGAATAGAGCACCGAAATGGTGCATTATCATATCAAATGAGAATCAATATCATCAATGGGAGGGGGGATCGAATCTCTACAGCCCTTGTCCTACCGTACCGCCAGCCTCATTGGATTTTTTTACCCGCGTAAAATGAAATTAAAACTGGAGGGATTATGGCTGGAGCGCCGGGCCGATCCGGACGCCGAGCCAAGCCAACCGCCCGGAAGGAATTGGCGGGCAATCCGGGTAAACGTGCTCTGAATAAAGACGAACCTGCATTCACGCCGATTAAGGGCGTATCCCCGCCAGAGTGGTTCGAGGAAGAAGAGTTACACCTTGCCACTGTTATGTGGCAGATGACGACAAAGGAGCTATGCAACCAAGGCATTCTTTGTATTACCGATCTAACTGTGCTGGAACGATGGTGTGTAGCGTATGAGTTTTGGCGCAGAGCGGTTCGTAAAATTGCCAAGCAGGGTAACGTAGTGACTGGTGCAACTGGTGGACCAATTAAGAACCCTGAACTAACGGCCAAGAAAGAGCAAGAGTCGGAGATGAGTAGCACAGGGGCAATGCTCGGGCTTGACCCCAGCAGTAGGCAACGCCTGATTGGTCTGGCTGGGCAAAAGAAATCCACAAACCCCTTCATTAAGTTGATCACATCATGACTAGAAAAGCATATCCGAATGTTAATGCGGCGAATCAGTACGCCCGTCATGTGGTGCAGGGGCGGATCGTTGCTTGCCGTTTTGTTATTGATGCCTGTCAGCGTCACATTGATGATCTGGCGGCAGAAAAAGGCCGTAAATTTAAATATAGATTCGATAAAGACCGCGCTGAGAAAGCTGCAAAGTTTATTCAACTGCTTCCCCACACTAAGGGGGAGTGGGCCTTTAAGAGAATGCCCATCACCTTAGAACCGTGGCAACTTTTTATCGTCTGCTGTGCGTTCGGTTGGCTGCATAAAGGCAGTAAGTTGCGTCGGTTCCGCGAGGTCTACACCGAGATACCCCGTAAAAATGGCAAATCAGCTATTTCCGCTGGGGTGGCACTATTCTGCTTTTCATGTGATGACGAGTTCGGTGCTGAGGTTTATTCCGGTGCCACGACCGAGAAGCAAGCGTGGGAAGTGTTCCGGCCAGCGCGCTTGATGTGCAAGCGTACACCGCTGCTCTGTGAAGCCTTTGGTATTGAGGTGAATGCTTCCAACATGAACCGGCCAGAAGATGGTGCGCGGTTTGAGCCGGTTATCGGTAACCCCGGTGACGGTTCATCGCCCAGTTGCGCCATCGTGGACGAGTATCACGAACACGAAACAGACTCACTCTACACCACCATGTTAACGGGGATGGGGTCACGCAGACAGCCCATCATGTGGGCCATTACCACGGCTGGCTATAACATTGAAGGGCCGTGCTACGACAAGCGCCGAGAAGTTATTGAAATGCTTAACGGTACCGTCCCAAACGATGAACTGTTCGGGATCATCTATACCGTTGATGAGGGTGACGACTGGACATTACCAGCATCACTGAAGAAAGCTAACCCCAATATGGGGGTGTCTGTTTACAGTGATTTCTTACTGAGCCAGCAACAAAGGGCAATGAATAATGCCCGTCAAGCCAACATCTTTAAAACTAAACATTTGAATATATGGGTATCTGCCCGATCTGCATTCTTCAATATGGTGAGTTGGCGGGCTTGTGAAGATAGCACCCTGACACTGGAACAGTTTGAAGGTCAATCCTGTTATCTCTCTTTTGACCTGGCACGCAAGCTGGATATGAACTCCATGCCGCGCCTGTTTACCCGGACTATTGACGGGAAGCAACATTATTACTGTATCGCCCCTAAGTTCTGGGTGCCGTATGACACGGTATTCAGTGCTGATGTTGAGGATCGGCGCACTGCTGAGCGTTTCCAAAAGTGGGTAATTACCGGCCATCTTGAGGCTACTCCTGGTGCCGAAATAGATTACCGCGAAATTCTTGAGGCTGCCAAAGAGGTAAACCGTCTAAATCCAGTCGAAGAATCGCCTATTGATCCACACGGCGCAACCAACCTTTCTCACCATCTGGCTGAAGAGGGGTTAAGCCCGATCACTATCGTTCAGAACTATACAAACATGAGCGACGCCATGAAGGAACTGGAAGCCGCTGTTGAGTCTGGGCGCTTTCACCATGATGGCAACCCAATCATGACATGGTGCATCAGCAACGTAGTGGGTAAGTATCTGCCGGGCAACGATGATGTGGTCAGGCCGATAAAAGAGGCTTCCGAGAACAAAATAGACGGTGCTGTTGCACTAATCATGGCGGTTGGCAGAGCAATGCTGAATACGCCGGGTGATTTCCTTTCCAACCTCGATCCAGACGAAGAACTGCTTATCTTATGAAATCACTGATTATCGACATTATCGGGGTAGCCGGTTTCGGTTTACTCATGGCGGGGCTTTATCTGCAATTTGGCACAGCGACGGCATTACAGTGCGCGGGTGGTGGAATGCTGATTTTTGCACTGTTCGCCGCAAGGAGACAATACCGTGCTACTTGATGCCTTATTTCGTAGTAACCCGCTGGAGAACCCAGCTAACCCGTTAACGGGTGAGTCAGCAGAAGATGCTGGCTTCTTTAAGTCTGATGTCTTTGTCAGCCCGGAAACTGCCATGAAACTGGGGGCGGTTTATGCCTGTATTTATGTTCTGTCCTCCACGCTGGCGCAGATGCCGTTGCATGTGATGCGTAAAACAGGAAACACGGTTGAAGTGGCGCGAGATCACCCGGTTTTTTACCTGGTACATGATGAGCCTAACGCCTGGCAAACCAGTTACAAATGGCGGGAATTAAAGGAACGCCATGTGCTTGGTTGGGGGAATGGTTTCACCAAAGTAGTGCGCTCACGGCGCGGTGAGATAGTTAGCCTTGAAGCCTGCATGCCATGGGAAACCACCCTGTTAAATACTGGCGGTCGCTACACCTACGGCGTTTATAACGACCAAGGTACCTTTGCTGTCAGCCCTGACGACATGATCCACATTCGGGCGCTGGGCAACAATCAGAAAATGGGGCTAAGCCCTATCCTGCAACATGCTGAGACTATCGGCATGGGCATGAGTGGACAGAAATATACCAGCAACTTCTTCAACGGTAATGCTCGCCCGGCTGGGATTGTGTCGGTTAAAGGTGAATTAAATAAAGACTCTTGGGCAAGATTAAAAGACATGTGGCAAAAAGCAGCAGCAGCACTTCGAAATGAAGAAAATAAGACCATGTTGATACCTGCTGATCTGGATTATAAGGCGTTGACGGTTTCGCCGGTTGATGCCCAGATCATTGACATGCTCAAACTGAACCGCTCCCAGATAGCGGGGATTTTCAATATACCGGCCCACATGATAAATGACCTGGAAAAGGCCACTTTCTCCAACATTACCCAGCAGTCTATTCAGTTTGTGCGTCACACGGTCATGCCATGGATTGTGAACTGGGAGCAGGAATTAAACCGCCGGCTGTTTACTCGAGCAGAGCGGGCGGCGGGTTACTACGTCCGCTTTAATCTGGCCGGTTTGTTGCGTGGTACTCCGCAAGAACGCGCCAATTTCTACCATTTCGCCATTACTGATGGCTGGATGTCGCGCAATGAGGCCCGCGCCTTTGAAGATATGAACCCGGTAGACGGTCTTGATGAAATGCTGGTTAGCGTAAATGCGGCCAAATTAACCACTTCAAATACTGATATCGACCCCAACGATAAAGGATTGAGCAATGAGTGAGACAGAAAAACGCTGTTATAGCGGGGAGGTACGGGCAGAACAGCGAGAGAATGAGCCAACCCGCATTATTGGCTACGGCTCAGTGTTCAATACCCGTTCAGAACCACTGTGGGGATTTCGCGAAATCATTAAGCCTGGCGCATTCGATGATGTGCTGGGTAATGACGTTCGCGGGCTATTTAACCATGACCCCAACTTTATTCTGGGTCGCAGTAGCGCTAACACGCTCACTTTATCGGTCGATGAGCGCGGTCTGCAATACAACATTGTGGCCCCTGACACACAAACTATTCGCGACCTGGTTATCGCACCAATGTTGCGTGGCGATATCACCCAATCTTCATTTGCTTTCTCAATCGCCCGCGATGGTGAGAGCTGGTACGAGGATGAAGAAGGGATTGTTATTCGTGAGATTTCTAAATTTTCTCGGCTGTATGACGTTAGCCCCGTCACTTATGCAGCCTACCAGGACGCTGATTCAGGTGTCCGCTCCATGCAAGCCTGGCAGGAAGCGCGAGATAGCGGCGCGCTAAAACAAGCCATTAACCACAAAATGGCGCGTGAGCGCCTGCTGACTTTGATTAACGCCTAAGGAAATAAATGTATGCCTATGAAATTGCACGATATTAAGCAGAAGCGTAATACCATTTCAACGGATATGCGCGCTTTGCATGACAGTATTGGTGATAACGCCTGGACTGATGAGCAGCGAACCAATTGGAACAAGGCAAAAACCGAGCTTCAGGCGCTCGATGATCAAATCTCGCGTGAAGAAGAGTTGCGAAGCCTAGATCAACAATTTGTTCAGGAGCAGGAGCAAGAACAGCGCCAACGGACTGACACACCAGAGGGCCAGCAACAAGAGCAGCGCCAAAAAGCATTTAACAAGTTCTTGCGTCATGGGCAAAGTGAACTGAGTGCCGAAGAGCGCAGCGCTTTGCGCGAGTTACGTGCGCAAGGTACTGCCCCTAATGAAAAAGGGGGTTACACCGTCCCAACCCAATTCCGCGCAATGATTGTCGAGGCCATGAAAGCCTACGGTGGCATTGCCAGTGTTGCTCAGATCATGAATACCGATAATGGGCAGGATATTGAATGGGCTACCTCTGACGGCACTACAGAGGAAGGGGAGCTGTTGGGTGAAAACACCGAAACCAGCGAACAGGATGTTGAGTTCGGTTCTGGCTCACTCGGTGCTAAAAAGCTGTCGTCTAAAATAATTCGTATTTCTAATGAGTTACTTCAGGATAGTGGCGTCAATATTGAAGCATTTTTGGCTGGCCGTATTGCTCAGCGCATTGGGCGCGGCGAGGCTAAATATCTTGTTCAGGGGACCGGCGCGGGTACGCCAGTGCAACCCAAAGGCTTGGTGACTTCTGTCACGGGCGTCACTCCAACAGCAGCGGCCACTACATTTACATGGAAAGAAATGAATGCTCTCAAGCACTCCATCGATCCCGCGTATCGTAATGGTCCGAAATTCCGTTGGGCATTCAATGATTCAACATTGAAAACCCTCACCGAAATGGAAGATCTGCAAGGTCGTCCACTGTGGTTGCCTGAAATCATTGGTGGTGCGCCAGCAACCGTATTGCAGGTGCCTTACGTGATTGATCAGGCAATCGACAACATTGCTGCTGGTAAGAAATTTATGTTCTGTGGCGACTTTGATCGTTTCATTGTTCGTCGTATCACTTACATGACATTGAAACGCCTGGTAGAACGTTATGCCGAATTTGACCAGACCGGCTTCCTCGCCTTCCATCGTTTTGACTGCATTCTGGAAGATACCGCCGCTATTAAAGCGCTGGTGGGTAAACCTGCTGCGGGTGGCTAATTTCACTTGGATTTAAAACATGCCGCTTTTGCGGTTTTTTTATGCCCGCAATCTGGGTTCAGGTTGCGGGCATGGAGGTTTTCATGTTGTTAACACTGCCAGAAATTAAGGCTCAGTGTCGTCTGGATGCTGATTTTGACCATGAAAATGACCTGTTAACCTTGATTGGCGGCGCAGCAGAAAAACGGGTCATCAGCTACACCAACCGTAAATTATATGCGGGTGCGGTCCCCGAAACAGACCCTGACGGGCTAGTTCTTGAGGATGATATCAAGTTGGCCATGCTGCATCTTGTCAGCCATTGGTATGAAAACCGCTCATCTGTCAGTGATTTTGAGCAGTCAGAAGTTCCGATGAGCTTCTACTTCCTCGTTGGCCCATACAGGTTTATTCCGCTATGACTCAACGCCGATTTACTGAAATCAATGCTACCTATCGGCCACCGGCCCCCGGCGAACTAAACAAACGCGCCCAGTTTCGCACCCGCGAAGATGTACCCGGCAACGATCATATGGGGGTTGATACCGTCTACCACAATACATTCGATACCTGGGCGAAGCTGTCAGCTATTGGTGATTCTGTCCGTATCGGTTCGGTGCAGATAGATGTCGCTATTACGCACCGCATTGTTATCCGCTACCGAACGGGTGTCACCACGGATGATGAAGTGGTTATCAATAAAATGGTTTATCGGGTCAAGGGAACCACCAACCTGAATGAAGCCAGCCGCTTTCTGGTTATCACTGCTGAAGAACTGGGTACCGTGGAAGTTATTGGGGAGGGGCATTAATGGGAATGGAAAGTTCTACCAGCGGTTTATATTTGCACGTTGATTTTGATAAACCTAAAGAGCTGGAATTCAACCAGAAAAGGGTCAGAAACGCCTTTGCTAAAGTGGGGCGGGGTGTGCAAGACGAGGCGCGGCGGCTAGTGGCACGCCATGCCATATCAAAGGCTGGCGAAGCACCCGGCACCCGAACTGGCGGGCTATCACGATCCATCGGCTATAAAGTCCCCTCACCATCAGACGGTCGGCCGGGATTTATGGTGCGTATCGCCCCCAACCAAAAAGGGGGCAGGCGAGCAACCAGATTACCTTCTGGGGATGACGATGATTTCTATCCCGCTTTCCTGTTCTACGGCGTGAAACGCAAGGCCAAGCGAGGTAGGAGTCACCGAAAAGGTGCTTCAGGTGGCAGCGGCTGGAAAATTGCTCCCCGTAAAAACTTCATGACAGAGGCGCTAGAAAATCGGCGCTTATGGGCTGAGAAAGTCCTGTTCAGTGCACTAAAAAAATCAGTGGTGGTTAAATGAAATTATCACTCGTTATTGCTGCTCTACGGCTACGTTGCCCGACATTTGAGGGGCGAGTGTCTGGGGCGGCAGAATATGAGTTGCTCCTCGAAAATGGCAAGATGGCACTACCCAGCGCGTGGATTATCCCGACTAACGATACCGCCGGTGAACAGCGCTCAAAAACGGACTATTGGCAGACGATTACCGATGGATTTGCCGTAGTTGTTGTGGTGAATAACAGTGCGGATCAGCGAGGTCAAAAAGCGGCATTTGATGCTGTGCATGATTTGCGCGCTGAGTTGTTTAAAGCGCTATTGGGTTGGCAACCAGAACCGTGTTATGACCCGATTCAGTATGATGGCGGTAATCTGCTGGACACCAACCGTGCTCACCTTTATTTCCAGTACGACTTCTCTGCCAAAATTGAGATATCCGAAGAAGATCCCCGCCAATGGGATGACCTTCAGCAGCTTGAAGAGTTGAAGCAAATCATGGTTGATGTCGATTTTATGACCCCTGACGGCACCATTGAACACAAGTTAAACATCCCCCTTAACGACGAGTAACCCCTTATGCATGTGATCCCCAAAGATGGCCGGTCAGTTCCTGACCCGGTCAGAGGTGACTTTTTGCCCGCAGAGGGCCGAAACGTCGATGAGAATATTTACTGGCACCGCCGGATAGCGTCAGGAGAAGTGACCGTAAAGGCCGCAGAACCTGAAGATATCGCACCACCGGCACCCATCGTTCAACCTGAGCAGAAGGCCAAAAAACAATGATCAGCTTTAACAACATCCCTAATGATTTACGGGTGCCGTTGTTCTCTGCCGAAATGGACAACAGCGCGGCGAATACGGCACAGGACAGCGGGCCTTCGCTCATTATCGCCCACGCACTGGCAACCAGTTCGATTGAAAAGAATACGCTCGTCATTATGCCGTCGGCAGATCGGGCGGGGCAGGTGGCCGGACGGGGGAGTCAGCTGGCCCGAATGGTGGCCGCATACCGTGCTGTCGATCCCTTTGGTGAGTTGTGGGTGGTTGCCGTCCCTGAAGTAGCGAGCACCCCAGCAACCGGCACACTCACTGTCATCGGTACCGCGCAAGCCTCCGGCACATTGTCGATTTATATCGGCTCTACTCGGGTGCAAGTCGTGGTTACTGCGCTGGATACTCCTGCAATTATCGGTGCCAGCATCGCTGCGGCGGTTAATGCTCTGCTTGATTTGCCGATTACCGCAGTTGCGGCTGCGGGCGTCGTTACTCTTACAGCCAAAAACAGCGGGCTTACTGGTAACGGTTTGCCAATCAGCCTGAACTATCGCGGTACTGTCGGTGGTGAGCAGAACCCCTCTGGCGTGAATGTGGATATTGTTCCACTGGCTGGCGGGGCCGGTGCACCAAACCTGTCTGCCACTATTGCCACGCTGGGTGATGAGCTGTTTGATTTTATCGCTTTCCCGTTTAATGACTCGGCATCACTGACCACTATCGGCAAAGAGATGAACGACGATACCGGGCGCTGGAGCTGGTCACGGCAGTTATATGGCCATGTGTATACCGCGAAAGTTGGCGAGTTGTCGGATCTGGTGGCTTTTGGTGCCACGTATAACGACCCACATCTGACCATTGCTGGCTATGAAACGGGCGTGCAGATGGCAACGGATGAGCTGATTGCGGCGCGAACAGCGCGTAATTCGGTGTTCATTCGTAACGATCCGGCACGACCAACGCAAACCGGCTTGCTGAATGGCGCATTACCGGCCCCGGTGGGCACGCGTTTCATTCTGTCAGAGCAACAATCGCTGTTAACTCATGGCATCGCCACGGCTTATAGCGAGGGCGGGGTGTTGCGTATTCAGCGCGATATCACCACTTATCAGAAGAATACCTACGGCAATGCCGATAACAGTTTCCTTGATAGTGAGACGCTGCATACCAGCGCCTATGTGTTGCGCCGGTTAAAGTCGGTTATCACCAGCAAATATCCACGGCATAAGCTGGCTAACGATGGCACTCGCTTCGGTGCAGGTCAGGCGATTGTCACGCCCAAGGTGATCCGTGGGGAATTGCTTTCCATTTATCGCCAACTGGAACGCGCGGGCATTGTTGAGAACTTTGATCTGTTCAATCAATACCTGATTGTTGAACGCAACGCTGATAACCCTAACCGGCTCGATGTGCTGTTCCCACCTGATTATGTGAACCAACTGCGAGTGTTCGCGGTACTTAATCAGTTCCGTCTGCAATATAGCGAAGAGGTTGTCTAAATGGCTCGAATTGGCGGCACGTGCTTTTTCAAAATTGATGGTCAGCAATTATCTCTGACCGGCGGCATTGAGGTGCCAATGAATACGGCGGTGAAGGACGATGTGATCGGTCTTGATGGATCAGTGGATTACAAAGAAACTCATCGCGCCCCTTATACCAAAGGGACATTCAAAGTTCCGAAAGACTACCCCATCAGCAAGATCACTTCCGCAGATAACATGACCATTACCAGTGAGCTGGCGAACGGTCAGGTATATGTACTTTCCAGCGGCTGGTTGCATGGCGAAGCGAACCATAATGCTGAGGAAGGCACGGTAGATATGGAATTCCACGGGCAAGAGGGCTTTTACCAATGATTGTGACATTAACCAAAGAAATAACCGTTGGTGGTGAGAAGGTCAAAGAGTTAAATATTCGCGCACCTGAATATGATGAAATTGCCAAGTTTGGTATGCCGTTCTCTTACTCGGATAACGGCAGCGCTAAAATTGACATGAGTTGTACGCTGGCATATTTACCGGTACTGGCCGACATTCCCACTTCATCAGCTAAGCAACTATTGCCGAAAGACCTGATCACCATATCAATGCAGATAGTCGGTTTTTTTACGGCATCAGAAGTGTCGGTGAGCTAACTAGCCGCATTTATAACATTGCCTATTTTTGGCGAATGAACCCCCTTACCGTCATGGCTTGCCCTCTATCCAAAATATTTGAGATGGAGGCGCAGGCTGAACGCATTAATACGGAGCTGAGTAATGTCAGATAGTTTTCAGTTAAAGGCGATTATTACTGGCGTCAATAAGTTATCTCCGGCGTTGACGACTATGCAGAAGGATCTGCGTAAGTTTAAGGGGGAATTTAAAGACGTCATGCAAAGTGTGGCAATGATGGGTGCGGCAATTGGTGGTGCTTTCATTATTCCGATCAACCAGGCAATGGAATTTGAATCCTCCATGGCTGATGTGCGCAAGGTTGTTGACTTTGATACTCCCGCCCAGTTTAAGGAGATGGGCGAGGATATATTGAAGCTTTCTACTGAATTGCCAATGGCAGCGGATGGAATAGCTGCCATCGTTGCTGCAGGTGGTCAAGCAGGTATTGCCCGCGCCGATCTGAAAGCTTTTGCGACTGATGCGGTGAAGATGGGTATTGCTTTCGATCAGACGGCAGAAGAGTCCGGCCAGATGATGGCGCAATGGAGAACAGCATTTAAACTGACTCAAAGTGAAGTGGTAACACTGTCAGATAAAGTTAACTACCTGGGTAATACCGGCCCTGCGAATGCGGCAAAAATATCTGAAATTGTGACTCGAATTGGCCCGCTCGGTAGTGTGGCAGGGCTTGCATCTGGGGAAATAGCCGCAATGGGGGCGACTATCGCTGGGATGGGGGTGGAGTCTGAAATAGCTTCAACAGGCATTAAAAACTTTATGTTGTCTCTTACCTCAGGGACAGGTAAAGGATTAAAAGGGAAAGTATTAAAAGCTATAAAAATAGATCCTAAGCAACTGGCTGCGGATATGCAAAAAGACTCCAAAACCGCTATTTTAAAGGTGTTGGACTCTGTCGCTAAATTACCCAAAGCTAAGCAGGCTGCTGCACTGGAAGCACTATTTGGTAGAGAGTCACTAGGTGCTATAGCACCTCTCTTAACGAATATGGGTTTACTGAGGGAGAATTTTAATAAAGTTGCAGATGCTCAGGTTTATGCCGGTTCAATGCAAAAAGAATATGAATCTAGAGCGGCAACTACGGCCAACGAAGTTCAATTACTGAAGAACCAATTAGAGATTGCCAGTATTACGCTCGGGGATATGTTCCTGCCCTATATTACCGAGGGTACTAAAGAGCTTAAACCTTTATTAGAGCAGTTTCGACAATGGGTTAAGGCCAATCCTGAATTAATAAAGACAGTTTTTAAATTGGGGATTTATTTAATTTCTGTTGCCACTGGCGTTACAGCGGTAACGAAAGCTATCGGTATTATGAACTTCGTCACCAAAATGTCACCGCTGGGTAAGTTACTTACGCTGCTGATCGGTGCAGGTGCGTTGATTGTGGCTAACTGGGATACGGTGGGGCCGGTATTTAAGGATGTATGGAACCAGATTAAGCCTATCGTCGATATGGTGGGTGGCTGGGAAGGCGTAATGAAAGGGCTTGCTCTGTATATGGCCGGTGATTTTGCTTTCTCATTTTTAAAAGGAATTAACGCTGGTGGTGCAGGCGTCAGAGGGCTTAATGGTGCACTAAAAACGCTCATTTCTTATGGTGGGCAAATGGTCACTATTGGTGTGATCATTAGCTTATTTAAGCAACTGGATGACCTAAGTAAAGAGTCTCAGTCCACCAATAAATCCAAAGGGGACATTCTGGTTGATAGGCTGAAAAAAGGGGAGCAAGACAGGGGCTACACTGGATTTATCCCACGCATGAAAGAGCTGCTAAATATGGATGGCAGTCAAAATTCTAAGGTGCCATTAGCCTCAGCCAGACCTCAAGCCGTCAATGGAGAAATTACCGTTAAGTTTGATAACGCCCCTCCAGGCATGTCTGTTACAGATTCTAGGACGAGCCAGTCCGGTTTTGGTATTGGCTACGACGTTGGTTATAACCGCTTCGCTAATAAGTAATTGATAACCTACAGATCCACTTCGGTGGGTTTTTTTTCGCCCGGAGAATGTATGAGCTGGAAAGATAAGCTACTACCGGCCTCGTTTCGTGGTGTGCCATTTAAAACGCAGGATGATGAGGCCACTTTCGGGCGCAGGACGCAAACCCATGAATACCCCAACCGCGATAAACCTTACTCCGAAGATCTGGGGCGGGTGACGCGGCGCGATACGATTTCAGCCTATCTGATTGGTGACGATTATCAGGCGCAGCGCGATCAATTGATTACCGCCATTAATCAGGCGGGGCCGGGGAAACTGATTCACCCGCAGTACGGCGAGCTAAATGTTTGTATCGATGGCGAGGTAAGAATTGGCCATAGCGCGGCTGATGGCCGCATGTGCACCATCAGTTTTAACTTTGTTGAAGCCGGTGAACTCTCTTTTCCCACCTCCGGTGTTGCCACTGGACAGAAGCTGGTTTCCTCCTGTGATGCCATGACCGACTGTGTGACAGATGCATTCGGTAAGGATTTCGGGCTGGAGGGCATGGCTGACTTTATCCAGAACGGCGTGATCAGTGATGCCAGCGACATGATGAATACCGCGATTAAAACTTTTGACGGCGTAAACTCGGCTATTGCTGACGCGGGCCGCTTGCTCGATGGTGATCTGTCGGTGCTGCTGATGCCGCCCAGTTCCGGCATGAATTTCGTTAATCGCCTGCAACGCATGTGGCGTTCGGGTAATAGTTTGCTGGGTAACAGTGACGACATTATCAACAAAATTAAGGGGCTGAGCGGCTTTACTGTGGGTCGTGATCTGGCTCCACACGGGGTATGGAAAACGGACAGCAAGACTATCCAGACCCAAACCACCCAGCGCAATGTTGTCGCTCAGGCCATCCGCGCCACGGCACTGACTGAAGCGGCGCAGAGTGTGGCTGATTTACCGCAAGCCCGCCCGCCACTGAATGCCACGGTGACACCGCAGGCGCAACTGCCGCTGATCACCCATCCGGCGGTGACGTCGCTCAGCGATAATGTGGCCGCAACCCCGCCAGTGACCTATGAGGCGCTGACGACGATCCGTGACACATTGAATACCGCCATTGATCAGGAGCTGCTACGGGTGACGGATGATGCGCTGTTTCTGGCAATCAACACCGTGCGCACTGATGTCAATCGCGATATCAGTACGCGGCTCGAGCAGATAGAAAAAACCACCTTCCGCACCCCTGATGAAGTGCTGCCCGCGCTGGTGCTGGCGGCTGATTGGTATGACTCCGCCGCGCGCGAAACCGACATTATCGGTCGCAACCAAATCACCCATCCCGGCTTCGTGCCGGTGAAAACGCTACAGGTACCCATCCGATGAATAACGATGTCACGCTGCGGGTGAATGGCCGCGAGTGGGTGGGGTGGACCTCGGTCTCTATCTCGGCAGGTATTGAGCGCTTGGCCCGTGATTTTAATGTGGAGATCACCCGCCAATGGCCCGGCAGCGAAGAGGCCGGACACCTACAGCCAAGAGTGAAAAAGGGCGATGAAGTCACGGTGTTGATCGGCACTGACTTGGTGGTCACCGGCTATATCGATGCCACGCCAGTACGCTATGACGCCCGCTCAGTATCGGTGGGTATTGTTGGCCGCAGTAAAACAGAAGACCTGATCGACTGCGCCGCCCTGATAACCCAATTTACCGGGCGCTCTTTTGTGCAGATCGCGACCCAGCTCGCCGCACCCTTTGGTGTCTCGGTGGTCAATGCGGGAGTGGAAAATACGCCAATGCAGGGGTTGCAGGTGGATTACGGTGAAACCGTGGTCGATGTGCTGGATAAAATGATGGGCATTCAACAGGTGCTAGCCTATGACAATCCAGCTGGCGCACTGGTGATTGGTTCGGTGGGAGCCTCACGTACCGTCACCGCGTTGGTGCTGGGGGAGAATATCATTTCCTGTGACACCGAGCAGAGCATCAAAGACCGCTTTTCTGAATACGTGGTTGCCGGGCAACGGTCGGGCAATGACGACGACTTTGGCACGGCCACCACCAATGCCATCCGGGCTAAAACCGTTGACGGCGGCGTCAGCCGCTATCACCCTATGGTGATCAAGCAGAGCGGCAATGCCACAGGCGGCTCGGTGATTGAGCGTAGCCAGTTTGAGATGCTACGGCGGGCAGCGCGTACCGATGAAGTGACCTATACAGTGCAGGGGTGGCGGCAGGGGAACGGCGATCTCTGGTCGCCCAATCAACTGGTCACGGTGTTCGATCCGGTGTTGGGCTTTAACAACCGCGAAATGTTAATCGCGGAGGTGACTTACAGCAAAAACGAACAGGGGACGATCACCCAGTTACGGATCGGCCCCGCTGATGCCTATCTGCCAAAACCACCCAATCCAAACAAACAGCGCCGCAAAAAAGCCGAAGAGGACGAATTCTAATGAGTCGATTGTTGGGGGGGATACAGCGTGGGCTATCCAATATGCTGGTTCGGGCGGTGGTTCGCCGCCTTGATTCCAGCAGTAAAAACCAGATGCTGCAAATTCAGATGATTGCGGATGAGTTGAAAGACAACATCGAACATCTGGAGCCTTATGGCTTTACCAGCGCCGCCCACACAGGCGCGGAGGCGTTCGCCGCTTTCCCCGATGGCGACCGCTCGCACGGGGTGGTGTTAGTGGTGGCTGATCGTCGGTATCGAATTAAGGGGCTGAAGTCTGGCGAGGTAGCGATTTACAGCGACGAAGGGGACAGCATTATTCTCAAACGCGGCAACCAAATCGAGGTGAACACCAAACAGTTTATTGTTAACGCTGAAGAAAAAGCGGTATTTAACACACCACTGATTGAAGCCAGCGGTCAGATCAAAGCTCAGGGCAATGTCGAGTCTGCGGCTGATGTTCAAGACGAAACTGGCACTATGGCGGCGATGCGCGGCCAGTTCAATTCGCATACTCACCCGCACGGTGAACCGAATACTGACGTGCCTAACCAGAAGATGGAGTAACCGATGATCCTGATGGTGAATGGTCAACAACAATCAGCCTCTACGCCCACCGATCCCCTAACACGTGCGGTGATTATCTCGCTGTTTACTTGGCGGCGGGCTGATCCGGATGATGATGCTGAGCGGCCCATGGGGTGGTGGGGTGATACTTATCCCACAATACAAAATGACCGTATCGGCTCCCGACTCTATTTACTCCAGCGCACCACCCTGACCCATAACACGATCGAGCTAGCAAGAGGCTACTTAGCGCAGGCACTCGCTTGGTTAAAAGACGACGGTGTAGTTTCACGAATCACCATCAATGTGCAGCGACGCGGTACCGAAATACTGACTGCTGAAATAACGCTGTACCGTAACGATGGCAGTTCTCAGTTAATTACCTTCGATGATTTATGGAGTGCACTCAATGGCTGATAGCGGATTTAACCGCCCAACACTTCCCCAGCTTATTTCCCAAATCCGCAGTGACTTGAATTCCCGTTTCCAAACTGATGCTGTTCTTCGCCGTACCGACACCGAGGTTTACAGCCGGGTACATGCGGCGGCGGTGCACACGGTTTACGGCTACATAGATTATCTGGCCCGCAACCTGTTACCGGATCAGTGCGACGAGGATTGGTTAGCACGCCACGGCAATATGAAGCGCTGCCAGCGCAAAGAGCCATCAACTGCCACGGGCTTTGTACGCTGGGAAGGGGTCACCAACGGCATTGAAGTGCCTGCCGGCAGAGTGATTCAGCGTGATGATTTGCAGGAGTACACCACCACCGCAGCGGCGACCTCTATTGCGGGTGTTCTGCGGGTGCCAGTGATCTGCTCAGTCGTTGGCACACTGGGAAATACTGACGATGGTATCAGCATGGTACTGACTCAACCGATTAATGGCCTGCCCTCGTCCGCCGCCGCAGATGGCATTGAGGGCGGCACGGATGTGGAGCCAGTGGAGGAGTGGCGGGCGCGGATCATTGAGCGCTGGTATTACTCCCCGCAAGGCGGCGCTGATGGCGACTATATTATCTGGGCCAAAGAGGTACCCGGCGTTACCCGCGCATGGACTTACCGCCACTGGATGGGAACCGGCACGGTCGGGGTGATGGTGGCTAACAGCAACCTTGAAAATCCAGTGCCGGATAATGCGGTAGTCACCGCCGCGCGTGACCACATCTTACTGCTGGCTCCGGTGGCGGGGGCCAGCCTCTACACCTTCCCACCAGTGGCGAAGATAGTACCGTTCCATGTTCGCCTTACGCCAGACACACCGGAGGTTCGCTATGCAGTTATCGCCGAGCTGCGTGCCATGTTTCTGCGTGATGGGGTGCCGGGTGGGGTACTGGATCACTCTCGTATTAACGAAGCGATCAGCATCGCCACCGGGGAGTATAAGCATATTCTGGTGAGTCCGACCGATGATGTTCAACTGGCCGCAACTGAGCTGCCCATTGTGGGAGAACTGACGTGGACCTAACCGACAGCTACAGCCAACTACTAACAAACCTCCTGCCGCGCGGTCCCGCGTGGGAGGGGGATGATCCCCTACTGTTGGGGCTTGCACCGTCCTACTCTCGCGCCCATCAGCGCGGAGATAGCCTGATGCTAGAGGTTGATCCGCGCACCACCACTGAGCTTATCGATCGCTACGAGCAGATAACGGGCCTGCCGGACTCATGCGCACCGCCCGGCGTACAGACCTTGGCCCAGCGGCAGCAGCGGCTGGATGCAAAAATTAATGTCACGGGCGGGATTAGCAAGGCGTTCTATCTGGCACAACTGGCGGCACTGGGCTATCCGAATGCCACTATCACCCAGTTTGAAAGTGATATTTTCCGCTGTACGTCTACCTGTATTGATTCGCTTTATTCAGAAGAGTGGCGCTACTGGTGGCAGGTCAATATGCCGAATGTCACCCAGATAACCGACATGACCTGCGCCTCAGTGTGCACCGCCAGCCTGAGAACGTGGGGCGACACCACTGCCGAATGCGTCATTAACAAACTTTGCCCTTCGCACACCTACGTGACTTTCTTATACCCGGAGTAACCCTTTATGCATCGTATTGATACCCCAACCGCCCAAGTGGATAAATTTGGCGCGGGTAAGAACGGCTTTACCCGTGGTAACCCACAAACGGGTGTACCGGCTACCGCGCTGGATGATGATTATTTTGATTCTATTCAAGAGGAGATCGCTGGGGTTGTTGAATCCACTGGTGTGGCGCTTGATAAATCCAACAGAACTCAGTTATTGACCGCACTGAAAAAACTATTTTTACGGACGGGTAATAACTTTTCTGAAATTGCGGCGGCTGGTTCTGCTGCGGTGGCTGCTGCTCTCGCAAATCTGGGATTAAGTGACGTGGCCCATCTTCCACAATTAACAGGTATTATTGGCACATCACGCAATGCAAAAATGAGTGTTACAGCGGCCTCGGCAACGGCTACTTTCACCGCTGATGAATTAATCGTGCAAGCTGCGCTGGGAGGACGCCAGTACAAGCTGGCTAGCTTCAACAAGACAATTAACCTTGCCACTACTGGCGCGGGTGGGATGGATACGGGTGCCGTGCCAGCGAACGGATTTGTTGCGCTGTATGCGATTTATAACCCAACAACTCAAGTGTCGGCCTTGTTAGCAGTTAATGCTACGTCAGTGCTGGTTCCAGAGGTGTATTCCGGGGCTAATATGCCGTCAGGCTACACGGCCTCAGCTCTGGTTAGTATATGGAAAACTGCGAGCAGCCAGCTTGTTATTGGCTATCAGATGGACAGAAAGATCACCCTTACCAGTGCTATTGCAATTAACGGGAATACTCAACAGGCGGCATATACTGCAATTCCCTTGACTCCAACGGTCCCAGTTAATGCGAAAACAGTATCCGGGACTAGGGGGGTAGCATCGACCACGGCAGGGGCTGCTATAAAAAACTACGTGGCTTCAAGTGCTTCTGGATTATCAGAACAACCAATGAGTGGAGGAACTGCCGCCGCAAACCTTGATATGCACACTGCATTTCTCGACCTACCAATTATTACGCCGCAAACTATTTATTTCCTAGCAACAGCTAGTGCAGGAACTATGACGATGAGTGTTGTTATAAGTAGTTATACCTTTTAATGAGATTTACGGAGGTTTACGTGGACGAATATTATGTTCAGTTTACAGACGATACACAGACAGTAATTGGATTATATTTTTGCTGCCCACAAGACCCAAATGTATATCCTAATTTGGGTACCGTATTTGGAAATGACCCAAGGTACATCGCTTATTATGATTCACTGCCAGCGTTTGCTCGCTATGGGATGCCGGTTCCAATATACCCAACAATGACGGTTGATCTTGGTGAGAAAAAGTAAGGCATAAAAAATAGGGAGTGTTGGGTTGTAGTCTGTGCATGTGACGGAAGGGCAAGAGTGCCTATTGTGGTGATATATTGGTGAATGGGCATATGAGGGGCAAAAAACTACCGCAAAGTAACTCAAAGCAACATGCTCATTGAATCAGTTTGCAGTAATACATTGCTAAAACCTTAGATGCAACTTAAATCACCGTAACATATTGATTTATGTTGGCACATACCTAAAGAGCAAGACTCGGCAAAGTTTTATTGCTAATTTATTTAGGTTTTTATAAATAGTTCCGAGATGGTTAATTTCATAATTTACGAATAGGATGCTTACCATGATGATTTACGTGCAACTTTCTGATGGAACCCCAAAAAGATTATTTGGCATATTTGGTGGGCCTCAGCCTGAGGGTTGGTTCAATGGTTATGTAGAATTAGATATTGACCCTAATACAGCATATGCACTTAATGACTATTATAATCCAGCCGATAATAAATTTTATGTAGACACCGATTTTATACATTTATCTGGATGGATTGACCCGGTAAATATATATAACATTGCACTTGACGGACTAAACTCAAATGGCGCGATTGCTTTCGGTGCTGTTTTAACACCAACTTCTGATTTTGGTGCTCAGACGTGGTGGTGCCAGTGCGAAGAAGCAAACAAGTACCATGCAGATAATACTTTTTCAGCCCCATTGCTTACAGCAATGGTTTCTGCTTCCAATGGTGAATTAACTTTGAATGATTTAGTTCAAAGTATCCTTACGAGCGAAGCGGATTGGAAAAATGCGGCAGGTAACATTGCATGGCAAATTTATAATAAAAAATTAGCCCTACAATATTTACGCGATGAGGTCATTGCAGGAACAAAAACAATTGAGGATATCCAGAATTTTGATTGTAGCATCATCATTCCACAGTTGAATTGACCTTCATTGCAATAATTTAATGTGTGATTAGTTTATCAAAATGAGATCAAGCCGGGCTTAACTGCCCGGTCTATTTGCCTATAATTTGTTAGCCAGTATTAGAAGTTGTATTTAACCCCTAACATCACCGCAGTATCACTGTAGCCTTTGTTGCCGATCTGCTGTCCAACATTACCCCAGAGATTGACTTGCTTGTTGATCTGACCTTCGACACCCACTTTCACTTCCGCAATGTTCGCCGCACCGTCTTGCTTCACGGTCACGCCATCCATATTGGTACCAAAGTCTTTGGTGTTATGAACCCAGTTAGCTTCAACAAACGGCTGGAACACACGGTCCTTACCTTTATCCTGATCCGCGTAACCATTTATAAAGGCTTTCACACCCAGACGGGTCTGGATATTGCCATCACCTTCACCTGATACATTGGTGCCGTTGGCTTCTTTATGCTCGTCCGCTTTCACACCCATCCAGGTAACCTGTGCTTTAGGCTGGATAAAGTAGGTGGCGTTTTTAGCCGCGTTCTCGCCCACTTTAAAGGTATAGCCACTCTCAACAGATGCCGTCACCCCTTTGGATTTGTACTCTTCGCTCGCTAAATCCTGGCCTTCAACCGTGTTGTCGAACCAGCTGTATTGTGCCCAGCTGTCCACATACAGGCCCGATTTATCGGCATCGTTAGCATACCAGGTACCGTAGACCCCGGTGCTGTAACCATCAGTGGTGCCTTTGGCGTTATAACCGGACACTTGTGACACCGTGGTGTTCTTGCTGTTGCCGTAACCGGCCATCACGCCCAGGTGGAAACGGTCCATGCCATTATTACTCCACTGAGCAATATCGCCACCCAGTTGCATCACATAGCGGTTCGCCTGTGTACTCAACTGACCACTGGTATCACGGGAGCGGTTATGGCCGCCTTCGTTACGCAGCCACATGCTGGTAACTTTCTTCTCGCCGGTCAGCGCGTCGATATATTGGGTTTCACCCAGACGATCGTGCAGACGCGTCACAAACATAGTGTTGGCTGCGGCCAGGTTCGCGGTGTAGCTGCCGGCTTCAGGGCGTTTAGTTTCCTCGCCTGGACCCGTCGGGTTTTCCGGGGCGACCGGATTTTCTGGATCAACCGGTAAATTGCTCAAGCTGGTCAAATACCAATTACTGGCATTGGTTCCTACCCCGCGAGCCAGAGAGTAATCATACGCACCGGCAACAATACGTCCCTGCTTAACAAACTCACCGTTCGACAGTCCATTCACCTTAATCAACTCAATACCGTTTAATGTCGTCGCGCCACTGCCACCCAAGTTAGTTACAGCCACATGAGTGGTGCCAGCAGTATTACCATTAACGACTAATTTATCAGTAACTGAAGCATCATTATTGAGTGCTGAGTTAAAGTTGAGCAGACCGTCATTGCCGATGTAATCACCGGATACCGTTAGAATCGTACCTGGTGCACCGTTAAGGCTCACAGTACCGCTATTACTTAGACTGTTCAGTGTCTGGTCGAAACCGGCTAAATCCAGTTCTCCCGCAGTCTCGACAATATATTCAGAAGCTGTACTGAAGCTGCTTGCCGCACCAGCCTTTAAGGTGCCAGCATTAACCGTTGTCGTACCACTATAGGTATTTACGCCATTTAATACCGTCATACCACTGTAAACTGCCACTTTACCACTGCCAGCAATGGCAGAATTAAACTGATAATCAGTATCAATATGGTTAAAGACAATTGAGCTATCACCGCTACCTAAGGTGATAAGTGGTGTATTAATATAACCGGCTGATGAAGCAGTATAATTAGCTGCGCTACCAATATTCAGTACTCCGGTTGAAGTTGCATCTTTAGCAATGATTAAATTATCGGTTTGAACAGTCCCACTGTTATTAATAGTCAGTGAGGCGTTACCGCCAAACTCCCCAAAACTAATATCACCTGTATTAACCCAATTGGAATTAACACCAGTGACCAAAACGTCACCTTTTGAGCCAGCGGCATAGCCGACATAGCTACCAGAACTACTGAGATTCCCGCCATCGGAGACGACGACAGAGCCATTTCCATTGTTACCTATAACCAAGCTGTTAGAGTTTTGCCAAGAAGAATCTGTACCTGAGATATTTACTTGGCCAGTGGCATCTTTTCCTGCACCAACATAACCAAAACTATCAGTTACAACACCACCATTAGTGATATTTAGAGTACTATTAGAACCTACTGATGCGTAAAATGAACCAATTTGCAGGGTCTCGGCATTATCCCAACGAGAGTCGGTGCCGGTAATTTCTACCACTCCGATAGAGTCATTAATATTCCCGCTTTGACTGGCTACTACACCACCATCAGAAACAACCATGGTGGCAGGGCCATTTGTTCCTATATCAAGCAATGTACCCACTTGCCAGCGGGAACCTGCACCGCTCACTTCTACATAACCGGTTGAAGTAGTTCCTGCCGCAACGCTTGCTTTCGTTGCCGTGGTAACAATGCCGCCATTGGTGATTTTAAGACTGCCATCACCTTCATGGCCGATGAACATACGATTACCGGCATTCCAGATTGAGCCTAGACCTGTGACTTCAACGCTACCGGTTGAACCTGGGCGATACGCAATATCAGCATTGTTTTGGTTAGTGACTACAGCACCATCGGTAATTCGCATCATGCCATTACTATCATTTTCGCCACCAATGCGTAACTCACCGCCGTTGGTTAATTGTGAACCAGTTCCACTGACTTCAAGATAACCAACAGCCCCAACACCAAAACCAACATGTGTCGCGTTAACAGGGTTATTTACAACTCCACCATCCGATATCTGTAATGTGCCGTTACCGTTATAACCAACAAAGAGCACTCCGTTATTTATCCACTTAGAGTCAGATCCAGTAATAACTACCTCACCGGTAGCTGTAGAACTATAGCCAATATAGCTCCATAGCCCAGCGGCTACATTTCCGCTGGTCAACGTTCCACCATTTCCGCTGTTCAACGGTCCACCATTGAAAATCTTCATAGCACCAAATGACGTATTACCAACAATTATTACCCCTGGAATATCCCAATCAGGATCGTCAGGTATTACATCACCTGTAAAACCGATGTCAGCATAAGAAGTTGTGGTGTTAATCGCAGATATAATAGTTAAGGCGATACAAGATAATTTGTAGTTAAATAATTTCATTTTAAGTAATAATCCTGATGTTAATATGATAAAAAGAATGAATTTATTAATATGAATTCTCGTTTACTTTTTAAAATACACATGAGCATCAAACTTATTACTACAACGATAATTCATGAACTCACAATAACGTGATCTAGGTCAAAAAATAATCAGACACCAGGGTTTGTTTTGTAGGAATTTTCCTGTTTTTCGTTTAAGTATCTAAATTTCCGCATCCAAATAATCAGTTTAAAATAATATTTATATTAATAATTGTATTAAGTTTTCATCAATGTGGTTGGCATCATAGAACAGATTCATTGCTCCACAAATACTGGGGATTTATCAGGGCAGCATGGCCGGATGTCACCGGCCGTATGAAAAGTGCTATAGCTGAAATCAGTAATCTGTTTACCTTTGTTTTAACTATTCAGTCTCCCTCTAATTGTGCATCATTCTATACTCAGCAATTTCCCTATCTAAGTGGGCTTTCTCTCACGACGTATTACTTTTGGCATTTTTTGTATCCATTCATCAACCAATTCACGGTTGTAGAAGCAAGCCGCTGTTTCGTGAGGGATTCCATTCCCTGAGACGTGTTTGTACTCGCGCCCCTCCATCCACGAAGTATCTCTAGCATATTTAATGGTATTTTTCTTTAAGCCAGTTATAGCCATCAATACTGATTCCGAAACCCAACGTGACGGTACTAACTGAATAATGTTATCCATAACTATGTTGCCTCTTAATTTTCTCTGACAAACGATTTTTGTGAACATCTTTTATAGTTTACACATAGAGGATATTAATAAAGTTGGTATTGGGTTCTTTTTAGTCAATTAGATGAGTAATAAACAGTAACACATTGAAGATTAACAGTTATTTTTGATTATCTTCAGGTTGAAGGAAGTTCAACAAGCTATTGAACCGACTTTATAGAGAGATGAACCTACCGTGGGTCGGTTCAATTTAAAATTAATTTATCTTATATATCAAATAAATGCGACCGTGAACCGACTGAACCTACCGAACCGACCACTTTCTGGTTATATATAGAGAAATTTTATTTGCGATTATGAATCCATAATCAACTGTTAAATTGATGGTCAAATAATAACCAGTAAAGTGAAGTGCGATGATATTAAATCATTTTGATAGCAAATATTGTCTTTCACGATTCTTGGTAGTTTCTTCGCACAGGTTTGGGGAAGGAAAATTATTTGGGGGTATCGTTGGGGGTATCTTTAAAATTGAACTTGGTTAATATCTTTATTTAACAGTGTATTGATAGTTTAATTTTACTCCTGTAGGGCGTACCATTAAAATCAATGAGTTACCCTCTATTTACCCCCTAATTATCAGCAACCTTTTTCAAAAGTGCCAGATTAGTGACATTAATCCCCCATTACCTCATCAATTTTACTCGCATGCTCAGTTAAATGGTTTGGTGACAAGTGTGCATACCTCTGTACCATTTCGATTGATTCCCACCCGCCCATTTCCTGCAAAACGGTAAGCGGAACTCCAGCCTGAACTAACCAACTTGCCCATGTGTGTCGAAGGTCGTGAAAGCGGAAGTTATCGATTCCAGACCTCTTTAATGCAAGTCTCCATGCCGTGTTACCATCAACGCGCATTTTCCTCACTGCTGCCTATTTTTCCCCGCTGAATATTGGGCTTTCTTTTCGATGAACAAACACCCATTTTTTGTGGTGGCCGATCTGGTCTAGTAATAACCGGCATTCGGTGTCGTTGAGAGCGACGCCGATTGCCTGGCTAGATTACTTTCCTCTAAGCACCGCTGCCAGAATCATGAATAGCTGCGGAGTTGGTGGCGAGAAGAGCCGCATTGAGTCTGAACGAATTCAATTGCAGGAATCATCCCAAGGTGACTAAAAGGCGATAAAGCAGCATGACTCTTTGAAATCAAGGAAACCAAGGACGAGAGCCACTTTCACAACGGCTCTCTTGATATCATTGAAAATTAATAATCCTTACGGATATTTATACGCACTGGAAGGTAAGTCGAGCAACGCCATTAACGAGTAAATGAGTATCTATATCAGTTTTCACTTCTTTCATGGCTTTATTTTGTGTCCTACAAAAATCTGACGCTTTTTTGCTGGCTGTGCCAATAGCACCTTTAATTCGACCTGCAGCAGGGGCAGCCTCAACTTCTGTGAAGTAGTCGCCGTTATCTAGCTTTTTGATATCTGACTGATATGTCAAGCCTATGCCGTGAAGCTGTGTTTTGTCATTTTGTACGGCACATCCACTTAAAATGGCACTGAATATAACGGTTGCTGCAATGATTGAAATTTTCAAATGAAAAGGTTCCTTTATATGTCTAGTTGGACTTTATTTTACAATAAGTGATGAAACAATAATTAAACCAATGATAATTTACTAATTGGCTATCTTTTTTTGCATTGAAATTTATGGTTTTTTTCAGGTTAAGGTATAGGTTAATCAGCGCATCGAGCTGTCTTGATGTATCGGCGTGTAATCTTTATCAGTTGCAGACGGCATAAATGTAATGTATTACCAATGAAAATAATTATTATTATCAATAGTGGTTAAACAAACCAACTTATTTGATTGATTAGTGGACGTGATGAATTAATGATTAGGGTGGCTATTGCAAGTTACTAAAGCAATAGCCGAATCGTCCGTCACTTTAGGCGGTTAATCATGGAGGAAGTTACGATGAAAGATATGTTAAAAGGCTTACTGTTAGTTGGTGTTATGTCGGTATCTGCGGGTGCTATGGCTGAAGAATGCAATCCATCCAGCAAGTGGTGGCCGTATTGTAATGATCCCGCAACGGGGCCAGATGTCGGTACTCCAGAACATGAACACTGCCAAGCTAACGGTGGATGCACAAATAATTAAATAGTACGAAGATTCCCTATATCGGGCGTCACATGTTATTTATTAAATATTATTATCAAGCCGCCTACGGGCGGTTTTTTTATTATCAAGTTTAGCGCCATCATCTGGATTCCTCACACTTCTTTCTTAAGTCATCAACAGCAGCTTGCGGCATTGGTGCTGTCATCATTACGCGGTACTGCATGCACTCCTTCGTTTCTTCATGCTTGCTTGGGGTAGCGCAGCTAACGGTAGACAGTGCGACGGTGATAATTATCGGGCGTAACAGTTCCATGAGCCAATCTCCTCTGAGTGAAAACAGAGTTTAACAGATGGCTGACATGACATTGGCTGAAATGGAACGAGAGTTGATAGTTGAGCGAACTCTCGCAGGTTTGGCTGCTGCCAGAGCCGAGGGGCGAATAGGAGGGTATCGCTGAAAGATGGCGCATGAAGTTATTGAACGGGCTAGGCGCATGCTTGCCAATGGCACTAGCTTGCATCAAGTCGCCTTAGTGCTGGAGGTATCAACTAAAACGATTTACAAATACATTCCTGCCGAAGATCGCCTTGCCCTGATATCAGCCTAACCAACCGTGACCGGGCTTAATTTCCCAGCCTATTTCAATCGTACAACCAGCGCCCAGCTTTGGCAGATTCTATTATCATTCCAACCGTAAGCGGTTTTTTCTCACGCGCTGGGGGGTTCTTTTGCCAAAAGGCGTATTGACACTCGAAATAGTTCTCGGCATCGAAGTTTGAAAAATCGATATTAAAATGTGTGAATACATCCGAAAGCATATCGTCTATGACCATAACCAATCCAAGGGATGTAACGCCCTACGAGTGAACCAATTTTGTTCGTTGGTTGCATTCGATTCCCAGCGGGTGTTAACAGTCGCTTGCCATTCGGGAAACGCATATCGTTGAATACTATGCGTGACAGCATGGAAGCTACGCTGGTACCTCTTTTCGCCCCGATGGATTTTCCGGGGGGTGATCACTATCGCCAACTGCCGACCTCTAAGGCCAAACCCCCATCCAGATTAGTTATTACAGCCAGTTGAGTCTCCATCAATATAATGGTGGGCTGATGTTCAATGAATCAGAATGATTATTTTGGGAAAACTCTAAAACCGTGGCCCGTTTTTGTTGACCACTACAAGGGATACCTATTGTAAAAATCGGATTTTCTGTTGTCTGCTCGTTTTTTGCTCAAACCACACTCAAATCAACTAAAGTTAATACAGGCATTGCACTGACTGTGGAGCCTACTATGTACCATAAAATCAATGGCAGTGAATACCGACGTATTTTTGTTGTCGGTGATATTCATGGCTGCTATAAAAAACTGATGGATGCTTTGGAGCGTGTGCAGTTTGAGCGCGCGGTTGATTTACTGGTCTCTGTCGGGGATTTAGCGGATCGCGGCCCACAGAATATTGAATGTTATGAACTAATCAATGCCAATTGGTTTCGTGCTGTCCGTGGCAATCATGAGCAAATGGCGATTGAGGTGCTGGCAGGGGGCGAAGTTGATACTTGGATGGCAAATGGCGGGCGCTGGTTTTTCTTACTGGATGACAGCAAGAGATCTCAAGTTGAAGAGCTTATTAAGCGGGCTGGGCAGTTGCCGCTAGTGCTAGAAATTACGACTGAGCGCGGCAAATATGTTATCGCCCATGCAGATTATCCTTCGGATGAATATGTGTACGGCAGACCTATCAGTGAGCATTTAGTAGTATGGAACCGCAAGCGCCTTAATGCTGCCATGAAGGGGGAGAGCGAGGAAATTACGGGCGCAGATAAATTTATTTTCGGCCATACGCCACTGGTAAAACCATTGCTGTTTAAAAATCAACTTTATATCGATACCGGTGCGGTGTTTGGTAATACGCTCACCCTGATTCAGATTCAATAA